ATAAATCGTCAGCTCACAATCGTTTTGATTCCTGCTACAATAGATATAGCATCGATTATAAACTTTAGTACCTATTTTCCTGTGAAGGAAAACTTGATAGATCGTGCGCGACGATTTTTGCGCACAATCTACATTTCAAAATTGAATATAAAATCCATAATTTAAAATATTTGTTGTGGCCAGTAATATTACTGGTAATGCAAAAGTAATAATTAAAAAATCAAAATTATAGTATATGGCAAAAATTTATGTAGCAAGTAGTTGGAGAAACTCATATCAGCGAGATGTTGTATCGTTTCTCAGAAATGAAGGTCACGAAGTGTATGATTTTACGCATCCTAATGGTGATATGAGTTATGGCTTTTCGTGGTCGAGTATTGACCCTAACTGGAAGAATTGGAGTACTCAGCAATATCGGGAAGCTCTCAACCATCCGATTGCACAGAAAGGTTTTGATTTAGATTTCAATGCAATGAAGTGGGCTGATGTCTGTGTGATGGTTCTTCCTTGTGGTCGTTCTGCAAATACTGAAGCTGGATGGATGAAAGGAGCCGGCAAAAGGGTGATGGTGTATTCTCCAAAGGAGCAAGAACCGGAACTCATGTATAAGATATACGACTTCATAAGTGATAGTATGTTCCGAATCAATGACGAAATAAATAAGGTGTACTCTGAAAATCAAGATGCAAATACTTCGGGCAATTTAGAGGAAATGGAAGAACGTTTTTGCCTTGTACTGGAACACGCTACTTTGGGAAGTATGAGTCGCTCTAACTATGATTTAGAAACAATGAAATCTGTCATTGATGATGCACAGCAAAATCATTATTATGGGGTTGTTAAGTCTGATTTAGAACTGCTAATCAAAGATGGTGGTACAATTGAAGATTTGAAGGACTATATCAAACGATTAGAGTAAATCAAGACAGAAATGAAAAAAATACTACTAGTATGTGTTATTCTTGCTCTAACAGGAGGATGTAGCACAAAGAAAGTCCCATATGTGACTTTTAAGAGAGAATATAAAGAAAACCGCTTTACAAAACAATTTCAGGAAGCGGATTCGATGTTTAAAGAACAATACAAATATAAGAAATAATGGATGCAAAAACACTCTTTACCAAAGTTGTCCAGATGCGCAAAGCACAAAAAGAATATTTCAAATGTCGTACTCAAGCTAATTTACGAATTTGCAAAGCACTCGAAGCCGAGATTGACCGGGAGATTGAACGTGTTAATAGCATCATCCCTCCTCCCAAACAACCGGAACAAAAGAATTTATTCACAGATTAAAACCAATAGATTATGAATTCAACAGTATTAAAAGAAATCATTGCGTTCCTCTTCGGACGCAAATATTATGCCAATATTGTAGCTACCAAAGGTACAACCAAACAAGAAATCTGTTCTTACATTTTTGCAACAAAAGAAGCCGCTAACCGGCATCGATTGGAAATCGAAACAACCTTATCGTTTACTTTTGTCGAAACAGTTACCTTTCGTTCTCGTCGAGTACATCTCAATGCATCAGTAAAAAGTTAAACTACAAAAGCTAATCATTCATCATACTTTCGTACTATGATTATCAGTAAGTTAAAATTATGGTGGCAATCACTTCTGTATTATGTGATTGTCGACCCTGCCGACAACTCTATAACGCTTTCCAAACGCTTGTTCTTGCATATCAAGAATAATGCCAGGAAGAGTGATGCAGCGCGTGTATTCGTTTTCCATATTTCTGGAGACGATACATTCGGATTCATAATCAATCCAGTTATTGAACAAGCAACCCAAATGTGCGATATTCAATACAACGACAAGTATAAATGTATAGGATTTGAAACGCTCTGTCCATCAGTCGGCCGCATCCTTTATGAATATGGACTATCCGATAACTGTCGAGTAAAATTGTCCGTATCAGTTCAGAAAACTCCACAAGGAAAAACTTATTATAAATTCGACAAGCCAAATGCAAAGTATATTAGGAAACACCCGAAAAGCTGATATCACCTTTTACGCATCAGGAAGGATAGATATTAGTGCTCGCGTCGCAAAACATCTCCAGCTCTCACGCGGAGATGTTTTGGACATAATGATTGACCAAGATGAATTTTACCTGTACGTTAGACTTCGTTCACCAAACGGGAGGCATGAAGCAATGGTATTCCCAACAAATAAGGCAGGAAATCATTTCAGAACTTCATCAAGCAGACTTTGTACAGCAATTCTCCAAGAATGCAAAACAACAGATAAAGCAAAATTATGTGTAGGAGAACCAACGGAAAACGAATACGGTAAACTATTACCAATTATCACTAAATACCTTTTGTAATATGATAAAAGAGATTAAGTACAATGGATATTCTGCCAATCCATCAGATTACGAATGTGCAGATGGTGACTTGTCAGTTGCAATGAATCTTATTCCTGAAGATGGAGTATTAAAAGGCATTCAAAAGCCTCAATGTTTATTCACTCTCCCACAAGGGAAAAAAGTGATATACATACACAACATCTCGGTATATAAACATTACATAATTTACGATACAGAATCCGCCGCCTTACAATGGTTATCCTCTAACGACACTGATAAGCAGCCCGAAGATATAGTATCTATTTCTGGAGAACTCTATCAGGTAACATCACTTGGAAACACATTAATCATACTCACTTCTGAGGGCATAATTTATGCCCTCTACAAGTCAGGAACATATGTACTCATGGGAAGTAACCCGGTATTTCCATCGCTCTCTTTCCGACTAAGAGCATCTATGGGAAACTCGGATATGTTATCTGCAAGTTTCCCCGGATTTACTCCGTCTATTATTCTTAATTCACTTATTCTCTCAATAGAAGCCAGCCAAGCTGTAAGAGATACTGTGTTGGCATTTACCAATAAATATACCGCCGATGCCAAAACAGCAGGATTATTCCAATACCCATTCATGATAAGATATGCCTACCGTATGTATGACGGAACCCTCAACTACATTTCATCTCCAGTAAAAGTCTACCCATCATATGGCATACCTTATCTCATACATTATACAGGTTATGAAGTTAACAATGGTCTATACACCAAATTCAATATGGTTGTATCGCATGTTGCATCAAAATTATATTACGAGATAACAAATTTCGATGAAGTGAAAGAATCTGTAGCCGAATGGGGGGAATTGGTTAAGAGTATTGATATATTTATCACTCCCCCACTCTATACTGTTGATCAGGACAGTATGTGCAAATCAATCTCCCCATATGCCTATTTGGGACCAATGGGTGGTTCGTCCGCATTTTTAAGTTATTGCGCTAACTCCGGTAATGAGAATATCAACGGTAAATTAATATATCGATGTCATAATGCAAGTGAATCAATCAATTCCAATCAACTTTTCTTTGGAATGTCAGGTAAATCACTTGTAGATGATGACTCTTCATTACATTTCTACCTTATCTCTTCCATTGACGTAAAAAAAATACAATCGGGTGAGAACATTGTTTCTATTGAAAATGGTGCTCTCAATTCACTTGAGGCTAAAGAAGTAATGGAGGGTGACAGCAATTTAATGGGAACAATTGTCGCAAAACATGCATTTCCATACAACGCACGTCTAAATCTGACCGGAGTAACTATTATCCCTCCGACATTCCCACTTGAATCTTGTTTTCAATATGCTAATGGAGAGTATGATAACGAAACTAAAAAAGCCGTTGAGAAAACATATTCTTATAAAGCATACATCTTCATTGAAGCCGAGAAACGAAAAGTTATGGTACAGTTTCTTTCCGGTATACCAATGAATATCGTTGATTCATACTTCTTTTATCCCAACATCAATGCAAAAGAGCTTATTATTGAGCGTATAGATAACAATGGAGTAAAATCCTATTCATATAGCAAATTACATAAACATGAAACACTTAACGGAGTATACGGAAGTATCAACACGAGTTTCTCTAGTACCCCCGATATGAGCCTCATTACTGATACAGAAATCGGAATCCCATATCCAAATAAAATATATACTTCTGATGTAAACGATCCTTTTTCATTTCCCGCTCTCGGAGTCTGCACTGTTGGAACAGGTACAATCATTGGACTCAGTTCAGCCGCAAAGGCTTTATCACAAGGCCAATTTGGTCAATTTCCTCTTTACTGTTTCTCTACTGATGGAATTTGGGCCCTCGAGGTTTCTTCTACCGGTTCCTACTCTGCCCGCCAGCCTATCACACGTGATGTGTGTATTAATTCCGATAGTATAACCCAGATTGATAATGCTGTACTATTTGCGACTGACCGTGGTATTATGCTTATTAGCGGTTCTACAAGCCAATGTATTTCGGATATTTTGGACAGTGAATTGGCTTTCTCTATCAATTCTTTACCCCATTTGAATAAATTGGTTAATAATACAAGATTTAATTCAACAGAGTTTCAATTTCTAACTTTCCGCGAATTTCTAAAAACATGTAGGATGATTTACGACTATATACACCAACGTATCATCATTCACAACCCATCATGTACTTATGCCTACTTATATTCAATGGATAGTAAGCAATGGGGAATGATGCATAGTAACATCATGAGTGGTTTAAACTCCTATCCTGATGCACTCGCTATGACTTCAGATAATGATCTCGTTAATTTCTCACAGCCTGATAACACAATAGAACCTATTACTGCATTGGCTGTCACTCGTCCGTTCAAAATAGATGATCCAAACATGTTCAAAACAATAGACACCATCATACAACGCGGATATTTCAAGAGTAGCCATGTCTCACAAGTTCTGTATGGCTCAAATGATTTATTCAACTGGCATGCAGTATGGAGTAGTACCGATAAATATATGCGAGGTTTCCATGGCACACCATACAAAGCATTCCGACTTGTACTAATATGCAAACTAGACAAATCTGAAAGTTTGTTGGGGTTTACCGTCCAATTCATCCCCCGTATGCTTAATAAACCAAGATAACTTACATAGGTTAGTTTTTTCATATTAAGGTTAAGAAAGATTGTTAGCAAAAGAGCCGGAATGCGTGATGCACTCCGGCTCTTCCTTTTATCAGAAAAGTTTCAACTTTCGTTTTATTTTGCCTTTTCTCGACATTAGCGATGTCTGTATCTTAGCTCTGATACTCATTATCTTCTCCTCCCAATTAGCCTTACTACTTGGATTCGTTATACTCATCCAATCTGCAAGTACCTTACAGATAAGATACTCGTGTATCAGATGTTTTAGTAGCTTCACCGTAGATAAAGAAAAATCTTCCGGTAAAGTGAGTACAATATGATATTCTTCGGGAGCTACAAGAATATCATCAAGAGCTTCCTGTTCGTCCGAGATTTCCTCTTTGGTATATGGATATAGCATTTCCACACATTCTGCATGGGTAAGATTGAGTACACGTGTAACCCGGTTCACATTACCACTTTGTCCAATGTCAAACACCTGATGCCGGGCATGTTCATTCTCCGTTTCCATAATATCACCTTCCACAAAGGAGTAGTTCTCTACGTCATAGAGTAACTCTGAACGTTTGAATGTCAGCGTTACTGTTTTTGTCTGCTGGAGTTTCTTACAACAATATCCCATGAGAATACATTAAGAATAAGTCGGTCTTTCAGGTCGGCTACGTTTATAAAGCGCACGCTTTACATTCTCTAAACTTATCGCCGAATGCTGTACGTATGAAGCTGCATCTTCCGGGTTGGTAATGGCAAACCAATCTCCCAAAGCCATATCTACAAGGTAGGCATGAATACCATTGCCCAACGCATCAGCCGAAGAGTTGTTATAGTTACTCGGCAACTCGAATGCAAGTTCCAGTACACCATTATCATCAATTTCTTTTGCAATCAGATTGTTGCTTGTACTTTTGTCTTCTGAAAGATACTCTCCAAGCAGACTCTTCAAAGATGAAAACGCATTTGCCAATGAACGACGGATTTGATAGCTGTTTTCCTCATCATCACTCGCTTGCATATTAGAGGCGGCTTCATAATTCTTTTTACCCTCTGCCTCACGCGCCTGCCCGGTCAAGTATGCCTTGTTCTGAATATCATAAACAAGCTCTTTAACCTGTTGGGTCACTGTCAATGTTTTCTTGTTTTCTGCCATAATAAATAAAGATTAAAAATAATTCAATTGTACGTAGGACGTATAGGACGTTTTTTAAAAAATGCCTTACGCATGACGTCCTCCATATAGGTAGCCGCTTCCGTTGCATATCCGGTTGCTTCTTCTTTATTGGTAAATGTGTACCACTTTGCCGTAATATTCATAACAAAAAACGAGAACAGACTACGTTCCATACTTTCTGTTAAAGCTTCATCAAACGAACTTGATACCCCCAACGAAAGCTGATATATCCCCTCTCTTTCGACTTCGTTAAGAAGTATTTTTTTCAAGCTATTACAAGCAGTGTTTTTGCTTTCATTCCAAAAACGCTCTAACATACTCTTATCCTCATCCGTTGTGAAAATACGGTTGTATGCAAGTTCGTTGTCCATCTTAGCCCCGGTATAAGCTGTGGTCTGTGCCACTTCTTCATATACACTTTCTTTATTGACGGTTAAAGCAATATCTGTCATAATTAAAAATTGAATAGATTACATGATACACCAACTCCAATATATGGTGTAAATTCCGGCACCCCTCTTAATGCTATTCCATATCCAATTTGAACACCAACACTCCAACGTTTCTTCCTCGACCTAGGATAGCAGTCGTTAATGGTTACCACTTCATGTTGCGAATGTAATACCAAGCTGTCAAGTTTCGGGTTATATCCGCTTACGTATGCCGTATATAAACTATCCTTGTATACCTTTTTGGTAATAGGAATAATCACATCTACACTATCCTCTGATACAGATTCATGGAAATTTTTCACGCTTTTCGGAAATTCTGATACGCTTTCAGGCAATTTTTGTACGTTTTCCGGCAATTTCGAGACTGTAGGAAGACGTTCAGTAACATATCGAATAACAAAGCTGTCTTTAGGAATGGGCTTATAAAATGGTATTGTATCAACATAGGTTGTTCTTGTTGTATCTCTTGTTTTCTGTTGCCTACTTGCAAAATGTACTACATTCATAAACAACGAAGCAAGAAATACAATCATAAACAACGCTACTGCAATATTCTTAAGTTTTCCCATACTTGGTGACGTATTTGATTATTGCATTTACATGAGTTTTAATGATAGCTTGCTTCCCCTCATCTGAGTTGAGGAAAGCCACATCTTCTTTATTATCCTGAAAAAAGTTTTCTGTAAGAACAGCCGGACATTTGGTTTTTACTAAAATGTAGAAGTTCTCTTCCCAATCTGGATCTCCGTCCGAATTATCCCTACGGATTTTTTGTCCGGCAAAATTCTGTTCGGCTTCCTCGTATAACATAGTGGCCAATTCATCCGATTTTGTTTTACCTTTTGAAGTGTATGCCGACCAACCTCTTGCACTCATCCATTCGCCATTTCCCGCAGCATTGCAATGAATAGAAACAAGTAATACATTTGTTGCCCCATACCGTGCACAAATTTCATTCACACGTCTTGCTCGTTCTGCCAATGGCACATCTACTGTCTCATGCACAATACGCTCTACATCATATCCTTTCGCACGCAAGGCTCGTTCCACAGATTCTGCAATCTCGCGTGCATAAAGGTATTCTCGTAATTTCCCATCAGGAGAACGTTTGCCCGGTGTATTTTCCCCGTGTCCATTATCTATTAATATTTTCATAATTAACTATTTAAGCGTTGATAAAAGTCCGTTTTTATATTGTCGTATGCAAGTTTCACATTGGTATAGGCACGTGCATTATTTTCTCCATCCTCATTATAGATTTCACTTTCAACTACACTCACCACATCTTCCACCCAATTCTCATTACAATATTCCGACAGAGGTTTTCCATGATATATAAAAGGGTCAAAGCGACTCTTTCGATCATCATGGATTACTTGAAGTGATTTCCGTATTTTGTTTACAGTTGCTTCACGATCAGCTATGTGATTCTCTATTCGAACCCGCTTTATCAACCTACAAACCTGTTCGATACTAAGGTCAAAAGCGAAACCCGTCAAATTCCGGATACGCAGTAAGGTTTCAGGTTGAAGTCTTTCCATTAAGTTTCGTTGCAAACTCACATTGTCTTGTACTGTATCAAGCAATTGATTCAAACACTCCTGTTGTTCCAGAAGGCGGTTTATCATACTCTTAAACCATTTGAATAGTGCTATCATCATAGCTGCTGAAAGCAAAAGAAAAAATGCAGCACTCACAGCCATCATGCCATAGTCACTAATGCCTTTAGCCACCTCCGTTACATGTTGCACTTCCGTCATACGATAGTTCTCACTAATTGTCCTACACACGTTCCGGCCACTGTTAAGCCGAAATCTATCCAGTCCCAATTGCCACCATATGCCTTGTCTTTATACTCCAAAGCACCTGCAGTAAGTACACCTGCATAGGTTGCAGAAAACCAATCAAACGCACAAATACCGATACCAAATCCCCCAACAAGATGTTTCCACCTGTTGCTTTGTGCAAGCCATTCAATCAATTTTTTCTTCATTCTTGTCTATTTTATATTAAACACTGTCCAATCTACACTGTCTTTTTCTTTCCAACCATTTTGAACAGTTTCTATCACATATAGGCTCATTGTCTGGGAGAATGAGATAAATTCATCTACATTCTCGAAGGTGTAGTAGATGGGAGTACCATCTTCCTGTTCATTGATTTTTAGGGTAAGTGGATATGGAATATTTTTGCTACGTTCTATAGCAGCAAAATTCAATTGATTTTCAGCAGATAGGTATATCGGCTTTTCATTCCATATAAAGCCGTTCACGATCTTCTCCTGCGTGGCAGTATTTATAGTAGAGATAATAAGTTCCTTAACCTCGGAAAGTGTTGGACTGTGGTCAAATGTATGTCGGTACTCCCAACCTCTTTCACTTGCCTCATCATCCTTTCCAAAGCCATAAAATAATGTCCATTTGGTTCGGCCTGTATGTATAAGCCCATCCTGCCGCTGCTTCGTGCCGTAAATCTTTTCCATCTTTATGAATTTTGATTTTCAACAAAAGTAGCGGATGAGATGCGGATTCGTATGTTATCTTTTACCTGTTAGGTGAAATTATATTTTCGTTTACCTCCGTCAAAAACTTCACCTTTAATTATTGTCTCAAACGGAAAACCATCCTCAATGTCACTGACTTGATCTAAAATTCCCTTCATTTCCGCTGAAGCCGTAAAGAACTTTCCCCATTCTTGTTTAGCAGGATTACGAAATGATACCAAATATCTGTTCTCACCTTCCTTGGTGTCTATACCAGTTTCAAAATCATGTATTTCAATAGGAATGTTTACTATATCACTTAATCGTGTTACTTTACCTGGAAAGCGTTTCTTTCCGTCAGCTGGGGTGTATGTTACACCCATTTCTGAAAATTTCTTCATATTCTTTTTTGTAAGTATATAAAATAGATGCTTGCAATCGGCATGGCAAGCCATACCCTTAAATGATCCAATTATTTGTTGTCTACGCTTTCGGGATTTCAACTTAGACAGTTTTCTAGCAGCATTTACTTTTATCCGTTTCCTTAACAGAGTATGGCTACCATAATTTACATACCCAAGAGCATCCATACCAGCAGATATAGGGGCAACTCTCTCACTTGATTTTATCGTAAGCCCCATCTTATCTGCTTCGATGTGCAAGCAGTCACGTAACCTCCACAACTCGCGTTTACTTTCTCCAAGAATAAAAATGTCATCGCAGAATCGAAAGTAATATCTTGCTCCATGCACATCAATCATCCGGTGGTCAATATCATTGTGATAAAGATTACCGAGGAATTGAGACGATCGCAATCCCTTACTGATACCACATTCTCCATCAGGATAGAGTGCCTTCACAAAATTTTCAAGAATGGGCAAAAGAAGAGGATCGCCTACATATCTTTTAATAATAGAAATTAAAGTTTCGTGATTAATACTGTCATAATATCCTTTGTAGTCGCTTTGATAGTAATATTTGAGATTAGGATTTTCTGCTATTGCAGCTTGTATCTGATGAAACAACCCATGCGGGCCACGTCCTTGTATGGAAGCAGCGGTAGTTTCTATCAATAAAGAAGAAAGTCGATTCTCCAAAGGTTCCATAATAGCATTACTCCCAATGCGTTCTATGACCGAAGGAGCTTGTACTGTTCTTACTTTCGGGCCGTCTTCAGTAAGAAATGATTTAAGGTTCTTGATACGGAATGTACCATTACCAATTTGGTTTTTCAACGTTTCAAATATTTTTCCTTTATTTGTCACATAACGAATCATTCTTGGAGAACATTCGATACCGTCTATGATAGTTTTCGGCATAGACCTGTTCCCATTTCGAGCATCTGCATTTCGTAGATTCGCCATGACACGCTTAAATGAGCGTTCCAAATTTTCGTCTGATATAATTTCCGGTATAAGATTATATAACGGATAACTGACCAGAGATATATTTCTGGTCAGTTTAAATAAATCATCAATTTTACAGACCGCCTTCCGGTCTCGTGGGGAGAAGTCAAGCCACTCCCCACATATGGTTAATGTTATGTTCCGGCTTTCCATAAAATATATATATTATATTATTATGCTGTTGCCGAGGTTCTAATCCCTCGGAGAATATCGGTGGTAATCTCGTACCTTATATAGAGTCTCCGATTAGTTTAACCAACAGAATTTCAGCCGCGCCCCGTAGTTCGTGTTCGAGTTCGAAGATGCATTGTTCGCGTTCGCATAAGCGAGACCGCTGTTCGCATTCGAGTTGTTGCCAGACCGCAAAACACAACGGCGCGTGGGATTGTCCACCTTCTATGTTTTAAAGAGTTATACTTCCAAAACCAGCAATACTTAAAGAGGCCTCCATCCCCATTGCTCTGAATACACGCGCAACAGTCGAAAGTGTCAGATTCCTACCACTTTCTATTTTCGACACCTGTGCACGCTGAACACCAATCTTCTGGGCTAGTTCCTCCTGTGTCATATTTTGGGATTTCCGGGCTTTCTTAATAGCCTCACCGATAAGGAACGACTGCAATTCAGCCTCATATTTATCCCTATGTGGTGTACCGACTTTCCCAATGTGCTTATCCTTAACTTCATCAAGGGTATAAAATTTAATCGTTTCCATATCACTATTTTTTTGAGTTGAAATACAATTTTCTAATAGCTTCCGCTTTGTTAATCTCTTTACTTGGGGTCTTTTGTGTCTTTTTGACGAATCCGTGCGTAGCAATAACCAATGTTTCCGCATCAGTATCCCAAAAAGCCAACAAACGATATTGAATACCTTTATAAAGAGTGCGGAACTCCCAAATATCCGTACCATCCAATTTTTTAAAAAGGTCTTTATCCATATATCCATTGGCAACCTTATCTACATTATAAACAATCTTGTCTTTAATGTCTTGGCGTAAAGTATCAAGAAAGGCATCTGCCTCGCTTGACATTATCACTTTGAATCTTGCTTTCAATTCCATACCTTGTTATTGCATTGCAAAGATACAAAAAATGTTCCATATATAGAACATTTAAGGCACAAATATTCATGCTGCTCTATAATATATTACCCAACCTACATTAGAAAAAGAGAGAGGGAGCAGTCTCCCGTTGGTCGACTCTCCCTCTGACGCTTTTTTCGCAAGAACGAGTTTCGCTCTATTCAATTATTACGAATTTTCCGCGGAAGGCCAGCCGCGCCCCGACGCTCGTGTTCGAGTTCGAAGATGCATTGTTCGCGTTCGCATAAGCGAGACCGCTGTACGCATGCGAGAAGTGGCCAGACCGCAAAACACAACGGCCTTTGCTACTATTGATCCAATAACCAGCCGCATAATGAGTAACATACTTACTCGTATCTGCATTATGAACCCTGCTTGGCAAAATATCGCATTTTGCTCCATGTACCAAGCGTACCACACAATTTGCATTGGAAGATTCAACTGATTTCACTGTACGTTCAGTCTTTTTCACAGGATCATAAATATGGGCTATATAATCCGAAGGATACGAACTATCAGTATCAATACATCTTGCTTTGTAGAATGTTTCATAACTTGGGATATTAAATGCAATATAATCCATCCACTCTGAATCGCAGCCTACATAATGCTTCAAACCAAGTATAGAATTAAGAGAATTGCCAGCATTACTACTATCTGCCATACCAATGGAATCCAGCTTATTTAAAATAGCGTCATGTCCTCCATTACCGACTACAGATTGTTCGTTGGTTGTTCCGTTTAATGCCCACCAAAGATTACTAATCTCTTTGTGTTGTTCATAATCCTGTAATTGGTAACCTGCACCTCTCAAACGGGAAATATTTTGGAAATCCTTTGCTGTGTAGTTTAGAGTAGCAATCGGCATCTCAATAGGATTACCACTACTATCGTATTTCCATTCACCTGACGTAGTGGACGTACCATTACCTTTCTTTGAGCGTACCTCACCAGAAAGACTTCGTGGCATCTTCAAACCGTCAATAGTAATAGGATAAACACCTACAAGACTGTCATTATCACCTACTGTATGTTCAATCCATTCCGGCTCAAGAGCCTCAATGCTGGCACTATCCACAGAAAGACACTCAACATCACCAATGTCGCGAAAAGAAGTAAAATAAAACCATTTTGCACCGCTAGGTATATCGCAGAATACACACTCACCTATAGAAAAGTCAAAATACGTATGACTTACGGACATAATGAATATACCAAGTACACAATTACTTTCATCAGTGAATACACCACCTAGTCGCGCATGATTCAATCCCGGCCATTTCACCTGCTTCATACCTTTTACGTCCATCTTATAGCTGTTAGTATTAGAAGCTGTAGATATAACATCCTCACTCATAACCTCACCAATAACAGCATCATTCGCATACACTCCAGTGTTCTCCTTGTACAGAAGTTCAGAAAGTTTAGCCTTCTTGCTATGTAATGCAGTTGAAATAGGCTCGTTTTCCGTAACAGAAGTAATAAAATACTTCACTTGGTTCTTATAATCATTTACGCCCTTATACCAATAGTGAGGAGCATGCCAAAATATATCAAAACCCTCCCCTGCCGTATCTGCAACATCAAAGCTACTACCATCTTTCAGATAGTTGAAGTCTGTATCACTCAACTGTACACCTTCCATTTGATTCTTCTTCGTGTTGAACGAGCATTTAAAAGCGTGGCAACCTTTCTTTATAGCAAGAGTATGTCCACTAGGAATATATGTGTTACCGTAGTCTTCACCTGTCTTGTTTTCAGGATTGCTGTACTTCTCACATGAATCGTTATCCACAACATCATTGATTTTCACAATAGAAAATTGCGAATTATGGAGCTCTAACTGTGGAAAATATGCAGTAAGGACATTTACTTCACTCTCTTCTACAAGTTCACTCAATATCCAACGTCCTGTAATACCACTACACTGTCCACTCTCATCGTATGCGTTCCCGTTTGCATCAAGCCCAATTGCTCCACTATCCTTTATAGAACGTAACAAATCAACACTAGCAGTTGCATTTACATTAGGAATACGTACAGTTCTGATCGCACTCGCATTAATTATCTGCCCTAAAAGTGTCATAGCATCCACATACGGACATTCATTTACAAATATCTTTGCTACCTTGCCTACACCTCCTAGCGTAAGTCCTCCGGGATAGGTCAGGTTTGGCAGATTGTTCAATACAAGTTCCGTCATCGTATCGGGCAGCGTCAATGTACTAATGGGAGCAGTTTCTGCAAGGTCTATGGTCGATAACCCTGTGCCGTCCGCATATACTTTCTCCAAACGTGGACACTTCGATGCGTTAACGCTCAATAGTTCCGTATACCGCACATCGAATACCCGCAAGAACGGCATATCGCCCAAATCAAGATTGGTCATATAGCCAGTGTTACCAGGCGGCATCGTCCAATCTCCGTGCGTGTTGCTACCAAGGAAAAGTTCCTGCAACAACACCATCTTCGACAATGTATTACCGAATTGAGGGTCAATGCTGATTTCACTCAAGTCAATCATACTCATACGGTCGGCTTGATAGATGTAGAGCATGATGTTCTCGCCATGTTGGAAATTACTGAACACACCCTCTTCTCCAGCTTTCAGATAGATGCCCTGCGTGATGTTTCCACTGTCGTTACCAATTCCGAAGTAGCCTGTCTTTGCAGCCTTAAAACGGATAACCGCTCCCTCTTTCGCACCGATACGACCACCTATATAACCGCTCTCTGCTTTGAAGTCGCCACAACGGTAGTAGCCGTCGCGGATTCTCCAACGTTGTTCGATGAACGCCGGTAGAGAAGTAAGTCCCAATCCCTGCAAAGCATAGAAATAAATATCGCTGTATCCGGTGTATTTGATGTACTTACGCTCTCCGTCGTAACTTGACACCACTTTTGGCCACTTCTTCAATATTTCCGTAACGAAGTAATGGAGCGCACCTTTCGGAGAGAATGGCCCCGAACCAATGCCGAGCGTGTCCGGAAGTGAACGCATGGTGTCAGCGATAGCCGAAAGCGTAATGGTGTTACCGTTTTGATCCACCTCCATAGTCTGCTGTCCGCGTATGTCGTTCCACAACACACTGCCTCGTCCTGCGTACGCGCTACTCGTCAAGTCGCCAGGGTCAACCTCTGGATCAATGGTCTGACCACCGTCATTGTCCTTGCCGTTACAGGTATCACAATCATACACCTTGTTGCAGTACATTCTTCTGGCTTCCATACCGTTTGCTCCACTATATACTCCGTCTTTCACGCTGCAACCGTCCTCCAAGAACCACATAGGTTGCATATTCTTCGCCTGTTGGTCAACAGCGGCAAGGTAGTCCGTAAAGAGATAGTACGACACAAGGCTGTACGGATTTATGTACTTCCACATCTTCGTTTTCCAAATCTCCTTCCAAGTGTCGTTAAGTTCCTCCTTGGCATAGTCGCAACTGTCGCAGAACACCAACACGTTAAACAAGTCGTAAGGCACTTTGCGTCCCATAGCCAAGTCTATTTGCAGTTGGTCATCGTCTATCATACACTCGAAGTAGCGTGTCCACATCGGATAGGTCGGTTGTCCGAGTTTCAGTTTTGTTACCCACGATGATTCTGCCGTGGTCGGTTCCATCATGTCATCAATGCTTCCCACTCCCTGCCACCAGTTCATGGCATCATAAGTCAGCAGTTCATAACCGCTTACAGGATTCAACACCTTACCTGTTATCTGCCACTTGCCATCTACCTGCTTCATTTCTCCGCTTTGTGCAGTCCAAGCACCGCTCTCGTATGCCATAAAGCGGTAGTTCTCACCACAATAAAGGGAGAGCATATAGAGTTTACTTTTGTCTGTGGTACTATCGCTCTTGAAGCGTGATTCAATTTCATCAAGGGTTTCGTCTCTTCTGCCGAAGTATTCGATGAAGTCGCCATAGTTCAAACACCCTTTGTTGTAGCCGGGTGTGTCTTTGAAACCGAGTGCCACCTGCTCGCCTTTATCCTCTTTCCAATTACCTTTGGCATGGAACCAAGCATCGGTAAGACTTTCCATAGTCGAACGGAATGCGGCAATCGGGTGGTTGGCAGTCGAATGGTTCATCGTCAATCCGCTCAATGATATGTCTCCTTTTACCCATGTTCCGTCAAAGGCACGTTGTGCCGGAGTCAGATAGTTGTTGCCAAGGGCACGATATGTAGCATTCATAAGGTTACAAACTCCGCAGTCATTGGCATTGCTACTATCGGAGTAGTCCACCTTTACCGTGATGATTTTCACAGGTATAGAATTCTCGCCTACACGTACATAGCCTAATTTCATCAGGTCATACGAAACCTTTGCATCTTCGTTGGTATATTCCGGATAGATAGGAGAAACTTCCCAACCGTCATTCTTCTGAAGATAGAAACGGTCATTCTTGATAGGGCGCTTTGCCGATGTCGTTCCCTGTCTGCGCCATTGCACATTGATAGCCTTGAAGCTGCGCCAAGGTCGTTTGGGATCATAGTAGAATAGTGTGCATTTGAACTTCTTGCTCGTGTCAATATCTCCGTCAAAGGTGTCAAAAGTCTGCTGATCATTCACAACTACATAGTAAGGGATACCTTTGGCGGCAAGAGATTCAAGAGTCGGACGGTTTTGCGTATCAAGCAAATTCTCCCTCTCATATTCATCAATCATCGCTGTTGTGTCGGTCAGTTTGCACAAGTAATTTCTAAATGCCTGTGCCCACTCGTAGTAACTGTTGTAAGCAAGGATGTAATAAAGGTATAGGTCTCCCTCTGTTCCGTCAAAAGTGACAGTCTTTGAGTTGAGAATAGCTCCGCTGTTACTGATATATCCTATACAGCCCACCTCTTCGCCATCCAAATACAGCTTCATGCATGAATAGTTGCTGCCACCACGGGTTACAAAGATAGTTGAAGGCTCTACAACGATAGCCATAGTGTGCTTTTCTCCGTTCTTAAAAGAGCGTTCTACCAATGCCGGCTGACCTGTTTTGCAGAAAATAGCAACCTTGTTTCCGCATACATAGAATCCGGCACCGCTGTCGGCATCGTAACACTCTATGAGTTTTGAGCTGGCTTCCTTGATGTTCTTGGTCGCAAAAGCGAATTGGAAAGCACAACCACTAGCACTTTCTACGGACGGATTTCCGAAAGGACGGTAATCCAATATCTCGGCTGTCACATTCTCGGCAATGCGCAAAGAGCGTTCGTTCAGATAGTCTATAAATCCGTTGCTTGACCAGTTCGCACCTTTGATTTCCATCTTTACCCCATTGTTGATAATGGTGTGGTCACTTTCACTGTTGCTTCGTGTGGAGAAGTCATACCCAAACAAAGCACCGTCCTTGATGGCAATGTCAATGGCACTTCCTTTAACCGTCACTTCTATTTCATTGGTGCTGACACTTCCACTTTCAGCGTGTACAGTAATACTTTGGCTTCCGTCCGCCTTATAGCCGCTTATCTGCTTGTTCACGGTAATCGTTTCAGCAATCATGGCATCAACAGAAGTAACCTTTTCTTCATCATAGAAGACATCAATATGCGTTTCTGTCTTGCCAGGTGTATAGGCAGCTACTTCTACGGTCAGATTGTCATACAGACGCAATGTACCATTGTTCTTGTCATTGAAACGGAGGGCGACAATAGGTGTGCTATTATTCTCGTCTATGCACATAAGGGCTGAATAGATGGTATTGCCTTTTACCCCCGACTTGCTTTCCGTACCGAAGATACGCACAGGATATGCACCATGCGAGAGCCGTTCACCACCGCCAAACACATCGTTCGGATTTACGGATATACTCTTGGTATAACTGTCGCTTACCATTGCTTCACCGAGTTTCTTCCATTCTCCGTTGTAGTACATTTCCACGGTCGCAAGTATGGATGATGTGTTATTGGGAAATTTATAAAACTGTCCGATGTTCTTGGCGGATCCACCTACGGTAAGAACAGTGTCACTTGTGTAGTTCAATGCCATAGGCTGCTCCACGGTGATGTCCACGGCTACTACTGTAATGGCTTTCTTCTTAGTATTTCCGTCAGCATCTGTAGCTTGCACAAAGAAACTCTTGCTCGCCGCTCCGCTGAAATAGCCAGTAAAGTCAAGTTCAAACTTGTAGTCTGTGGCACTTACAGAACCTACGATATTCATGTCCTCGCTAAATAGGGTTAGTCCCGTACTTGCATCAATTATGCTCACATTACGGATAACGCCAAGTGTTTCTACACCTCCCGGATAACTCACACTACGTAGGGCCACATTAATTTTTATGTCAGAACCAAACGCTACAATGGGAGCGACATCCTCAAAATAAATGGATAGGGTACTGTCCTCGCTGGAACCGCCTCCACCTCCGTTCTTAGGTATTTTCAGTATCACATCTTCTATTTGTCCACCATTCAGGTTCACAGCTTTGTAGTAGATATAATCCTCATCGCTTTCCTCGTCAAAACCAGCGATTGCTTTTTCCTGCATCGCGTAAGCACCGCCTGTTGAAAGTGCATCTTTTCCTCCCTCTGCTGGGGTGTCCGATGTTTCCACCTTGCCACCTCCGTTTCCAAAGGCTACCCACGGCTTCAAATCATCCGGGTTTACATCGCTTACTTCTCGTGTAAATTGATAGGCAAGCCATACAGGTGCACCGTTGGTGTCGCTCTCTGCAGTCTTGAATGTCACTACAATACCGCTCTTAATGTATGCCACTCCGCTCTCTTGCTCAAGGTCAATAATGGCTTTTATGGCGGTGGATAGCGTATATTCCACATCTTTGCACAGGACGTTTACATTGATTGTGTTGCCAACGCTTTCTCCGTTGGAAGCTCCGAAGTCCGTCCAGTTGCTTTCCTTATTCCAATCATCAGTGATAACCCATTGTTTGGACTGCCAACCTGCTTCAGTCTGAAAGGTAAGCACAACACCTGGTATTTGCAAAGATTCAGCATATTCGGATGTCGCACATCTATCAAGAGCCACAGAGAATGTTATCTTACGATTAGTAAGCCCAAAGAGTTGGTTCACATTTACTACGCTTCGTGCTACTATCTGTTTGTAATGGGACAACAATACGTTCTTGTTTTCCGTAATATCTTCATTGGCTTGTATCATTTTCTGCTTCAAATCCGCACCCTCATCGCCCGGAAATGCGGTCGAACTTGTATAGCCAAGGGCGAGGTCTGAACCAATGATAACAAGTGCTGAACCGCTCCAACGATAAGTCTTGTTTGTAATTGTGTCAGAATACACCTTATCCGAAACAGGAGTTATCCCGTCAATAGTTCCATTTCCAAACAATTCGGAATCCAGCCAGTTGTTGTAATATACACCGTCATAGAAAAGAACAAGCGAATCGGTGTCCTTGTGGTAGTAAATCTTACATCCATCATCCGTTGAACTTTTCCCGATAGACGATGGTTGAACAACCACTTTTTCCACAAAACCGTCGAAATCTTTCACATCATCCATAGAAGCCGGTAAATAACGGCTAGGTACTTTACCATACTCATTAAGAGGTGCAATACCACCATTTTCTCCTTTCGTTCCCTTAAAGTCATTCAATTGGTTTCCTACCTCATTCGCTTTGGCACTTGCTTTGTTGGCGGTGTCTTTGGTTGTATTTACCTGTTCCTGCAAAGAATTGACACTATTCCCAAGTGTAGTAAGGTTAGTATCTTGCGAGTTATTTTTATCCTCTATATCCGATACATCATCTTGTAATTTAGTAATATCTTCTTGTAGCTTTTCAACAGCTTCGTTAAATTTACCACTGTCTATAGAGGGATTACCACCTGTCTGTCCAGTTGGAACCCACTCGCCTCCATCACCCACGTATATAGGAGCAGGTAAGGAAAGCCCGACAAGTGCCCACCAACCGTCATGCGGAAACGGGTAGGCTGCTTTCAATTTTTCAATAGTAGTAAAGAGACCTTTACTAGCTGCTTTGATATTCTTTGCCTCAAGCCACCCCTCTATTTTTACGTTTCCTTTTAAATGGGTTTTACCTTGGACGGTAACATCTCCACCTACTGCCGCATTACGACTGACGGAAACATCACCATCTATCTGTGTTGATTTTATCGAACTCATATTAATACTGATTTAGCTAATTCGTTCAATGCAGAGCTTTTCTCCACATCACCGAACGTTGTTAATACTAATGCGGCAATAGTATACACCACCGCGTCATAACATCGCTGACAAATCTCTATCGCACCGTATTTGTCTATCTTGGGATAAGGAAGATAAACCGCACGACTGACCGTTGCATCCTGACTTTTACAAGAATAAAACTCTAATACCCTCCCCTCTGGTCGTATAGAAATAGCACATACAGGACGTTGTGTAGTGCCACGTATTCCTTTGAACCGGGAAGATTGCTTCTCGTATTCAGGATCGTCGACATTTATAGGGTAGAATACTGCACGCTCCCAATCGCTCATCTGGAAAACAACAAAACGCATAAAATCCTCCGGCAATAACACCCAACCACTTTCACATTTCTGCCAATACACCTCATCTCCGAAGTTATGTCCTCCATCGAGTAGATAAGGAGGTGCAGAACTGTGCACACGTTTTACAGCCTCAATAATCTTTGATTTAATGATGTCGTTTAATGCAAGCGTGTCTACATCACCAATTTCTTTCAATACATCACTCGTTGTGTTTTGGTCAAGTGCTATACGAACATCTCCAGCTATCTCGTCAAGATGATATACCGTCATACGCTATTACTTTATTATTACAATCCTTCGAACTCTATTCCATGAGCTGCTGCTTGTTCCAGAATGGCTTTAGTAGAACGCATAGAAGTACGACTGATACCGAATTTGTCAGCAAGATAATCCTTAGCAGCTGCAATATCACTCACTTTGACCTTGCAAACAGTTTCATCATTCCCTGTCCCTGCGTTATCTTCCGTCTCTCCGTTTTGCTCAACGTTCTCGTTGTTATCCAAATCAGTCTTGTCTACATTCTCAGTAGCCGGAATTTCTTTCTGATTCTTTAAAGAAGTAACCTTTTGTTTGTCTGTCGCCTTTCTTTCAGCACTTTGCCCCTGTGAAGTTTGGAGTCTAAACAACTTTCCAAAGTTGTAATGTCTCTCTATTGACCTTTGTAAGATTTCATTATCTGTGGTAAACACACTACTACCATTTGACAAGGGAGTAAACGTTATATGAAAATTCTTTTTGCTTGGAAGCACAACATTAATACTAATATTGGTGTTCGCCATGTAAGTTTTAATAGTCATATTGTCGAATAAATTAAAAAGGGGATAGGACTTCTATCCCATCCCCCCGATTAATAATTTGATTTATTTATACTCTAATTAAGCAGTTTCTGAACCACTATCTTCTACTGTTGCAGGTGCCTTTGCAAGTCTCATACGCGCATGTGCCTTTGCATAACGCAGATATAAGCAACTTACTTCCTGAATCACTACTGCATCGGTACGACGAATACCCGCTTTCTTCAAGTCAAGCACATTGCGTGCCCAAGACACGTGGGTTTTCTTGGAAAGGTATTCTGGATCCATGGCAAAACCGCAATCACTCATACCATTCACATCAAATAATTCATGATGAATGGTAAGAACTTCTCCGAAGTCAGTATCCCAAGATTTAAATTTCAAGTTCCAAACCTCAACGGTATCTTTCAAACGAAATTTCTCACTCTTAATCTTGGAGAATGCCGAAAGCATATCACTTCCGCAGAATAAAATCTTACGCTTATTACCGATACCAGTACCGACAAAAAGGTCTTTGGTAATATCCACGAGATTTTCATCAGTAATCTCGGCACAATTCTTTTCGCTGTTCCATTCACCAACCTCGATATCCTTTCCTGCCATCCACCAGATCCCCCCTGTAAACCAGGTATTCATACCGTCCTTGGCAACATGTTTGATAACCTGTTTAACGCCAAACAAGTAGGTATTCTCCATGGCAAGGCGCATATCATATACGCCATCTTCTTCAATATCGGAAAAGTTCCAATTCACTTCTTTGGCAGCAATTTTGTCAAAGGTAGACTGTTCTACCTGTATCATGAAGTTCTGACAGTACTGTGTTTCCGGCATAGGAATATTGTTGAAACGCCCAGTCTGCACATCCAGTTCACCACAAGCCTTTCCCATACGGACAAGAGTCGTTCCTTGCGGAATCTCTGGTAAAAGAATGGGTTGCTTGCTTGAATCATCCATTTTCCCATTTACTGCATAGACTGTCGGCAAATTAGTTGAACTATCCTTTCCGCACACACAAAGTTCAAGGTCAGGAACATTGCTGTCACTTTCTGAATATGCAGTCCCATCCGGTTTAGTAATAGCACTTACACCTACCACACGGATAGTGTCATCCAATGTGAACATATTCAGATCACTCACTGGCAAAGAAACACTAGCACCACCCGTCATTGCTTCCAATTTTTTATTAGTACTACACTTTATTTCGCGTGTACCCACACTATAGTACTTCACCTCAAAAGAATTAGTACTACTTGATTTCGCATAACGACTAATTTGATCAATAGGTGTCGCCATCGGACGAATTTTCACAATACGCTTATCTACATCGCTTAAGTAAAAATTCGGGTCTCCATTTTCACGACCAGCGGTTTCTGTGGCAATACCATCTGTTCCACCTGTGCCGTCTGCACCGGCTGTCATTTTACCTGCATCTGGCAGGTTTGATGCGTCAGCCATCATGACACCGCTTGATGCACTCGTCACAAACGCTAATATCATTAGCGTAATGCGACAAAAGAAATTCATTACTTTCTTCATTGCTTGAAATTTTAATTGTTAATAAATGAATTGTGTATCTTTATTTGTTTATTGACCTACGTTTTTCGCCTCCACGTTCCCAAATATTTTGTGCACCATCATATCGACTTATTGCACCAAGATCTGGCATTTGTCGTGAGCCTGCATTACCACCTCCATTCTTTCCTGCAAGATTAGCAGTACCGTCACTCTTGCTCCCTTTGCGTAGTTTTTCCTCGATCTTACTATTACGTCCTTTCACTTCTCCCTCATGACTGGCTGTTTCTACATCACTATCATGTTTGATAGCCTTGATAGCCATTTGAATACTATCACGAGTGAATTTACCAAGAAGTCCGTCCTTCATAATTCCAATCAGAAACTCCATTGCTTGATCTATTTCATCATCAGAGATACCTTCCTCCTGCTGCATTTGTTCAAGAGTAGAAAGAGTCGCATTAATGTTCTGCTGATACTGTTCTTCAAACTCCTTCTCTTTGGTTATTCGTTCCGCATACTCTTTGTTGGCAGCAGCAAGAGCTTCTTGCTTCTCTGGGTCTTCAAGTGCAGCTTTAAAATCATCACCAAATTTGCGTATCATACCGATGATTGGGTCCTCCCCTTTACGCCAATCAGTGAGAAATGCTGCACTACGTGGATTACTCGCAAAAAGATCGGAAAGTGCTTTTTCCCGTTCTTTATAGCCAGACAATTCTTTGTCCAAACCGTCGTATTCGTCGTTAATTTGAGCGAATAATGCCTCGTCGTCGGCAAACTCTTTATCGGGATACTTTGCTTTCAATCGATCTGTGTATCGCTCGCGATTGCTCTTAACTTCCATATTATTAGGTATAATGTGAGAAAAATAAATTTTAGTCTTTATCTACAAAGCAAAAATAGCGAGGGAAAGAAGGATTCCACGTTTATCTTTTTACGCTCCAATCTATAACTTTGGAACATAGATAAATAGAAAAATGAAGCATAAAGGCGCTATAATGGAATACTCAAAGGAACGTATGGACGATTTAATGAGAGCATACGATGAATACATTTCATCATGCGACTATATCCGTATGTCCGAGGTATACAAAATAATAGTCAATATGCCCTCTCGCCGCTTTTGGGTTAGTGATATACGTGCTGCATTGATTATTTCTGCAATGATGAGAGGTAAAACAGATTTGAGCACAATGTGCCCATTGAAAAAAGAGATGTATGAAGAAATTTATAATCGGGTATTTAAGCTTCAAGAAGAATATCCTGAATTAACTATTTCCGAACTGTGCGCCAAAGTTATTGCACAACCTGCTCCTAAATTCTACCTTACGCCAGGCAGTGCAAAAGTAATGGTATGTAAAGCAAGAAAACAATGGATACAAGAAAAATGGAAAAGATTACGGCTCTTATAATTTCTACTATTGTTGTAGGTTTGTCATTTTTCAAAGTATGGGACTGGCAAACTGTAGGCATTTACGCAGGAAGTGATATTGCCGGACGTGTATTGTACCCATTTTTTCACGCAAACATTCTGCATGCTTCCCTTAATTCATGGTGTTTGCTTTCAATGGTTTTTATTTATGACATTGGAATATGGCGGTTAGTACTAGCTTACATAATTGCTGTTACGATTCCAGTTGACACTATTGAATGTTTTATTGGTGAAATGACATCACCAACAGTAGGATTATCGGGAATAGTATATGTTTTATTGGGCTCAATCTCGTTTGAAGTATTACGCAAACAATATTACCAGTTGTGGATGATATTCTATCTTACTGCAGGTTTCTTATTTCCACACACCAATGCAATATTACACCTATGGTGTTATATGTTAGGTTTCCTTGTGGCTCTGCTTAACAAGCCGATAATAAAAAAGTCACATGATTAAAGGTAATATAAACATAAAAGCCATTACCAATATACTAATAGAGAATGAACGCCGTAATTCAATTATTTATGCAAAATTTAATCCTATTACTGGCGAAGGTTCTGTAGGGGAACGTGTCAAATGTACCATTAGTGATTTTCCTATACGCAATCAATGGCTACCAAAGCGTGTAATGAAAATACCGCTTGTACGTCAACTTGCGGAAGCAGGTTCTATTACCAGATTCCTTACGGATTATATGGGGGTAGAGGACAATCCGGATGATCGGCTGAAAGTTATAGAGCAATTTGTACGCATACGTAGCCGTGAGGACTTTCCATTTTGGGCAGCTACATTCGTTTATATCAAGAATAAAGGTGGTGGAGAAGATGTATTGTTCCGTCTTACAAGACCGCAACGTCGCTTTGTAGAACGGCTTGAGAAATTACGTATTGCAGGAAAACCAATACGTATTATTCTACTAAAGGCGCGGCAATGGGGCGGCTCTACCACTTCACAGCTTTATATGGCATGGTTGCAACTCCTTCACAAAATAGGACTGAACTCACTCATTATAGCACATCAAGGTGCAGGCTCCGATGAAATCAAAGATATGTTCGACAGGATGATTAAAAAATATCCAGTCGAAATGCTTCACAAGATTGATGAGCTTTACAATGAGAATGAGCCGAAACTTGTAGGAGTGGGTAAGTCGGGTAGCATATACCGTGTTCCTCAACGAAACTGTAAAATTAAAATTGGTACAGCAGAACGCCCGGATAGTTGCCGAGGTGGAGATTATAACCTTGTACATCTTTCAGAAGTAGGTATATGGAAAGCAACGGAAGGTAAGAAACCAGAAGATATTGTGCGGTCGGCCTGTTCGGGTATTCTCCTAAAACCATACACTATGATTGTCTATGAGAGTACAGCGAATGGTACAGGAAATTTCTTTCACAGGGAATATACCGCAGCAAAGAAAGGGGATTCCCAGTTCGAAGCCATGTTCGTATCATGGTTCGACATAGAACAATACACGCTGGCTTTCAATTCGGATAAAGAAAAACAAGGTTTTGTAGAATGGCTCTATAAAAACCGTAACAATGAAAATACTAGTTCCGAACGTGAAGAATGCGGTAAGTATCTTTGGTGGTTATGGGAGAAAGGGGCTACGCTCGAAGCTATCAACTGGTATATAGCCGAACGTAGGAAGTATAATGATCATGGACAAATGGCTGCCGAATTTCCGTCCGACGATATTGAAGCCTTTGTTCATTCAGGAGCGCGTGTGTTTGACAAATACAAGGTGGACGCAATGCGCAAGACCTGCAAGAAGCCCAAATATGTCGGCGAAGTCTACGCCGATACAGACGAAGGCAAGAACGCTTTGCAGAACTTGCGTTTTGTGGAAGACAAACAGGGGTTGTTACATATTTGGGAACTTCCTGAAATAGATGAAAAGGAAGTTGTCACAGACCGCTACCTCACTGTTGTCGATGTGGGAGGCCGTTCCAATAAAGCCGACTTCTCTGTCATTGTCGTGTTCGATCGTTTATTCATGATTGACGGCGACAGGCCTGTCGTGGTTGCCCAATGGTATGGGCATTGCGACATCGACCAGCTTGCGTGGAAAGCGGCACAAATAGCAGCGTTTTATGACAACTCGCTCTTGGTAATAGAGAGCAACACGTTGGAAACTCATGATAAGGAGCGGCAAGTGGATGGTGACCAATCCGGATTTATTCTTAACCAAATAAAGGATATATATCCCAACCTGTATGCACGCAAACAGTCAGAAGAAGATGTACGCGAGGGATTACCTACAAAATACGGTTTTCACACCAACATTTCTACTAAACCGATGATTATATCAACATTAGTCAAAGTTATTCGTGAGAACCTGTACACAGAACGTGATGAACGTTGTTTGGATGAATATCTGTGTTATGAGAAAAAGCCGAACGGTGCTTTTGGCGCAATTACCGGTAAGCATGATGACTTATTAATGACAAGGGCTATCGGACTGCATATCTGCTTCTTTGAAATGGATACTCCCAAAATTGTACCTCGTGTTGGCCGATTTACTGTTAAGAGAAGAAAGAAAGCTGTTTCGGCAGCAACAATATAAAATTAAACATTTAATTTAATAAACTAATAAACAATGAACATTATCAAAAAATTACGTGCATCAATCCGTTTAAATGAAGCGGTAGTGCAAGCAGACAAAGCACATGAGGAAACAGGTGAACGTTATTACGTTATGCCCAATGGAAAGAGTGGTAAACTCATCATTATGGATAGATTCAACTTCCGCAAACTGAAACAGAAAGGTTATTTATCTCGTTCAACATTCGTGAATGATTTGGAGCGTGAGTGTTTCTATTGTACTCCTTATAAAAATGGAAGCGGCGCATTACCTGAATTAATTGTGAAACTCAAGCGCAAAGAATATTTCACTTACCTTAATTCACTCAAAAAAAGAAAAAAGTAATGGGAAGTAGATATGATGCAAAACAGGGGATAGACGGCATTGTCACACTTACTAATGACTCTCTAGCTATTGACAATATCCGAAAAATAAAAGCTGGCGACCGAGTTGTGTGTAATGACGATGGAAATTCAGGAACAGTATTAGCAGTAGACGATGATAATTACGGTTGTACAGTACTATTCGATGATACATTAGAAACATGGATAGAATGTGACCAATTGTCCAAAGAGTAATTTTCTAAACGGCGAATAGAGCGGGGTTCTATTCGCCGTTTAGAATTTAACCTTGCATTGCCCCATGCAACTGATTTACAGCTTCCATATTTGCATTTTGTTGCGCTTGTTGGAGCAATTGAGGTGAAAGCCCGTCAGGAACTCTCCCCTGTGCGAGTTGTTCCTTTTGGCTCTTGATACTCTGTAACAGTTCATCGGCAAACGGGAAATCTCCATGTTCAAGCAACTGCTCTACGCTGATCGCTTGGGACTGGTACAACTGCATTAGCATATCATTAGCAAGATGCCTGTATGCCGGTGTTGAAGTACTTTCAGTAATGCTTAAGTCAAATTCTACATCCCGGATTTTCTTCGGGTCATATTCAATTTGCGCACCACTCCTACCAGCAATATTGAACACACGTTTCGTATCATAAAACTGCTGCATGTTCTTCACATCTTTGTATGCCCCGTCCACAACAAAGCAACTAAAACACTCAAGCAAATCTAGTAATGATTTTGTAGCATTCTCTGTCTGTTGATTGTAATGCGATGCACTTTCCCCCGAATATCCCGGCTTTCCCTGCAATGCACCAGTTACCCCCGAAATATCCTCAAAGAATTTCAATTGCATATTCAGTAGTTCAGCAATGCCTATGTTCGTGGAGTTGTTAGCTACCTGTTCCGGTACCTTGCCACTTTTGCTTGGTCTGTACACAATGACACCATTGAACTCCGTCCAGCTCTCTGCAATATCGTCAATGCTCACACCATCAGGCAAAGAATCTTCCGGCATCATCAATACACCTTTTGCGCTTGCCCTCATAATCCAGTCATAAAGCGTTATCAATCGATTGGTGTATCGTTGCTGGTCTATCACATCCGCCACGAATGAGTGTATTTCACCATCAATAAACGGATAAGCTTTGAAAACGTATGGATGACTGCCATGTTCGTAGGGCGTCTCCCCTTCCCTCAATATATCACCGAATGGAGATAGATAATAGAAATACCAGTAATCATCTACAAACCAAGTAGCTTTTATCAACGGTACTTCTTCTTCAGGCATACCCACCTCCTTGGCCATACGCATACGTTCTTCGTTTTCTGCAAGTACTACTTGTGCATAATCTTCCTCATCTATCTTGAAAATGTCGCCATTTTGGTAATCATGACAACGGTATCTCGGCTTCTGTTCCTTACGCCATATTTCTATTACCCTGCATCTTCCCGGCTCACTGGTAAAGAGAAAATCATAATTTTCTAACCGACTATACCCAAATCGCTCTGCGTAAGTGGCTATATAATCCTTTCTTGCAGCCCACTTATAAATATCACGAAGCTCACGATATTCTTGCGGACTGGAAGCAAATTGCTCACACAGTTGCCCAAAAGATATATCATGTACTTCTCCAAGCACGGACACATCCCAACCTCTAAAATCCCTCATATTGTTATCAATGAAGAAATTGTTCGGCTGTACATAATCCGTCCAGCAATCTTCTTTACCATTACGCCAACCATATGATTTACGATGAACAATAAAGCCACTGATTAGAAATTCTTCCATACTTCGAGCGTACACATCGGGCATTCGGTTGAGTTGCATATTGCATTGTAATATAGTACTCATTGTTTCACCGAGCTTCTGTTCATCTCTATCACGTGCTGTACAAGTAGGTTCTTTACTTTGGCTGCGGTACACCCCCAATACACTGCGTACAAGCCGACGAATAAGATTATTTTTCAATGGCACATTACCTTGGCTCTTGATATATTCTTCTTCAGTCATGGATTTACCATCAACACAAATCATATCATCCCATTGAAAACCATAAGTATAGCGTTTATTGCGTTCCCGGTCTTTTCGAAAGTCCTCCATCTGATTCCAATAGTACTGCGCTTCCATTAGAATATCAAATGCTCTGCGACCACCATACCGCTTTGCAGAAGCAACGGTATCAATTTCAGATAGCTCATTCCGTTTCGGCGCAATTCGGCTCATTGGTAACAATTTTCCTTTGCCTTTATTATGCATATTTTCGTTGTTTAATGATTGCTTAGAGTACAAAAGTAGTACCCAAAGCAATCATTTTAGGTTTAACTATTTACGTTCGTCTTGCTCCATCTCTAAAATGAATGTCCGCTTTAACTCATTAATACTCTTTTCAAGTTCTTCTGCTTTTGAGGTATCTCCGATTTCCTTAGCAGTATCATAAGCTTTCTTTAGTTTTGAGTAAATACGTTCCATTTCTTTCATTTTTACATATTCAGTATCAATGATAATCTCGCTTATCAGTTCTGCTTTCTTCTCCAACGGTAAACTCAAATCACCTTTAATGGCGCTGAATTCACTCGCCTTTGCACGGTATGCATCCAAATAACTAAAGAACTTCTCATCTAGCCCCCTACCTACATTACGTTCATCGCCACCGCTCATCAACATTCGGTTGGCAAGCGGAACATAACGCCAATCAAAATCTTTTTCACCTGTTCCCACATTGATCAAATTACGAATTTGGTTGGTTACAGTGAAGAAGCCGCCGGTGTATTGTTTCAATAGATACTCAATGGCAGCAGGATTCAAGTCAATAGTACCTTTCCTATACTTGCTTCCTCCACTGACTTCGTTCAGTGTTTCAGAAAGGTTTACAAGGTCTTTATTCGCACTCTTATAGGCTTTCGTCCAATTCGGCATATATTTATTGTAGGGTGTATCTTTCCATATCGGACTACCGTACCAACTCTCGTTATTCGATACTTCCACCATCGGCTTGACGCTGCTTGGCCACAACGCTTTTGTCCCCTCCATCATATCTACGGGAAGCAATTGGCTCATCTGTGCCAATACATCGCTAACCTCCAATTTCTCGTTATGGAACAGGGAAGAACCGGTAAGTTCTCCCATCGCATACACAGCTCGGTACTCGATAGGCAAAGGAATCTTTATCCATGCGTTACCGGGCCCCTTGACAATGAGGTTCTGTCTGCGAGTATGTTCGGGTATGTCATAGTAGCTGTCATCGTCATCATCACCTCCAGCCGAAGCAAGTGCGGTAACAAGCATGGCTAAACCATACCATGATGCAACGACAGTACCCATTTTGCCGGGATGCCTCATCGCATACTTCAAGAAGTTTCCGAACGTTCCTTGCAGGGCGGCATTCCAAAAGATATATCCGGCTCGTCCTGCACCCGATACACCGGCTGCTACATTTCCCAACATGGTTTGTCCTTCAGCCCCCAAGAACTTATCACCTGCGCCTTTCTTGTTGAAGTTCACACTGATTTCCTTGGCATCCCAAATACTGCGGTCTATTGTCCGTCCCGCATTCCTGCTTGTTACAAAGGCGGCAAATCGAGCACGCATCTCTATACCTCGTCCCACTTCGCCTATCCAGGTAGCCATACATTCACGTACCACATGGGCAGGAATTTTTTCATTCGCCGCTTTCAGCATCTTCTTGATTTCTTTCTTATGCTCGTCAATGTCTGCCATTCTTGAAAATCCTGTCTCGCCACCGTTCATCATGAACTGATAAAACATTTTCTCTATTTCATCATTCATATCAAGCGTTCCCCTGCGGTATTTATCCAATAACATAACCATTCTTACAATAGGTAACTTCGCAAAGTTCATGTTATATTGAATAGCATATTTCGGACTTTCCTTAACCCATACCATAGAATTAGAATATACCATATCACGCAAGAAGTTACTTGCAATAAAGTCCGGCTGTAATGTGGTGTACAATGAGGACAGTGTTCTATTCACATCTCCAATGAGATGTACAAGCTGACCGATACTTCCGCTGATATCATTATCCGGGTTCGTCTGTCCGTTCAATGCTTGTGCAGCTCTCGGATTACCGTTGATGGTAATCACATAGTCTCTGCCGTTTCGCTTCACCACCACTTGATGCTGTCGCAAATTACGGTTCTCTACCACACGGTACGGAATGTTTACCGCATCCTTGCCGTGCTTGTAATTATCGGGGGCAGATTCAGCAAGCTGCTTCATCTTATCCTCAAATTCGTTCATCTTTCGCTCTACCTCTTCGGGACTATCGTTGATGTCAATATTGTCGGGGAATATCGGCTTCCATTCATCAGCAACCGCATCATACTGCAACCACAAATCACTCACACTAACAAGGTCGCTCGGATGGTTGAGGGCAAAGTTCAAGAACTTCTGCTTCACGAGTTTGTTGCGGTTTCCCTGCATAATGGCACTCTCGGCCATGGATTGTAGGTTGGCAAATGGATCATCTGCTTTAGAGCGTCTTCCCTCTGCTTTCTTGATAGGTGCATTGAACAGACTCTGCTTATGTGTAAGGTAAGCGTATGCTTCAGAACTCGTTTTTTCATCAAATCCACGCAAAGGGATATAAAACTCATACATATCTCTTACACTGTCGTAGGTTTCCTTGCTCATCATTCCGCATTCGTAAGACTTGGAAAGGACTGCCTTGCTGACGGCATTAACCTTGCTCCACAATGCGGTGGTGTCGTGTGCGTTTTCGTACTCATCTACCATAACCTGTGCTTCGGCTTCTGCATCTACAATCTCTTCCATACCTGTAAGGGCAGTAAGACCAGCATAATCACGCTTACGACACTCGTCGATAAAGTCCTGCAAGGCCTTTGTACTCTTCGGATGCTGCTTCTGATATTCCGCGAAGTCCTTTTGTGCATCACGCTCTGCCATTACTCTATTGCGTTCAAGACCGTGTTTAGCCATCATATAATCGGTCAGTTCCTCGCGCTCTGCTGTATTATGTGCAAGTTTGGCTACTTCTTCAAGCATTGGCTTGAACAATAGGTGCGCAAAGGCATCGGCTTCGGCTTTGTTCACACTTGATAAGCGGTTCTCACCTAAGTAGGCATTTTCAAATCCATCAACATCTTCCATTCGGGTATTCTTGCCGAGGATTGCGGTCATTGCTTCTTTCAAACCAAGCATACTATCTTGCAAGGCTTCCTGTGACTGATACATTCCACTCTTCACACGTTGTTCATATTTTGCTCGTGCCAAAGTACGCTCGTGTATTTCGGGATCACCGTCTCGGTTCAGTACATCATCGGTTGAGGTGTCGGCAAATTCGCCAACCCTCAACTTGTGCTGCATAGCAATGTCGGCAGCTTCTCCGAACAGGTTGCTGTGCTTACCCTCTTTCAGATTTTCATAACTACGCCAAAGGATATAACGGAGTTCATTATCCGTCAGAGTAACCCCTCTAAAATCGGAAAAGCCCAATTTGTCGAGCATTTCAAAGAAGATTTGTTTTATCCTCTGCCACCAACCGTTTTTACGTGCTTCCTCGAAATTAATGTGTTCGGCAAGTCCGGCAAGGTATTCTTCGGTAGCCTTGCGGAAATCCCAACCATTCTTTGAAGCCATATCTACAATACGTCTGCGTATAATTTCATCGGCATTGTTGAATACATTATCAAGGAATGTATCAAAATGTTCTCCGAACAACTGCCGTAAGCCGTAGTGTGCCACAGCCTCGTGAAGTAGGGTCTGCTCAACGTCAAACATGCTCGTGTGATTAGGGATGACAATAGTTATCTTTCCTGTACTCTTTGAGTAGAATCCTTTCGCACGCTGTTTCTTACCATCCAGTGTTGAGGCATCGGTAACAACCTCCACATTGTCAAGATGCAGTTTCTCTGTCAGGCTTACCACGCGCTCTGCCATTCTTTGGCGTTCACGTTGTGCAAATTTCCTCCGTTGCTTTGCAGTTCTCCTTGACTGCCCAAGCAGTTTTACCACCGAGTCATTATCATAGCTGACCTCATCATCGGTGTATGCACCATCATCTTCACGTTTTAATTCATCATCTTCTTCCGAGGTAGAAACATTATTTGCCGTTTCTACTGTGGCATCCATTTCCGCATACTTGGCTTCCTTTTCTTCCAATTCTTTTTTCATCAGTTCGGCATATTCTTCCAACTGTGATTTCGCTTGTGCCAATTCCTCTTCATACTCGAAAGGTTTGCCCTCTCTTGACAAGAGTTCTTTCAATTCGGTCTCATTGTGTTTCTTGCTTCGTTCAGCGGCTTCCAATCTTTCGGCAAAGTTCTTTCCTGTAATCACATTGCCGGTAATGTCCTCAATGGCATTACGGAGCAGATTTTGACGTACAGGAACATCCTCGATACCGAGTTCTGTACATGAATAAGTCATTTTTCTTTCAACGTCATTGAACAAAGTTGTACCATCACGCATGGTCTGTCTTGTCAATTTAGTTGTTACAATGAATGGGAAATTGCCTATCTGTATAGTCAGTTCTCGCTTTTGTTCCCCTGCAATATCACCGTCTTTCATCTGCTTCATTTCAGCAAGAACAGTCTTGTTGTGTTCCTTGAAGAAATCATCCATTGTATCAACAGAGGTAAAGCGATGTTTGCCGATTACAATCTCTTTGAATTGTTCATCGGGGAATGATGCACGTACAGCCTCCAAGGATCGGCTGTTATCCTCAACACGCTTTTCAGCATCTTTGATAAAGGCTTTTAACCTTGGCTTGGCATTATGGATGTAGGCTTGGTCTGTTTCCCATTGCTTTTTACGGCTTGCATACTTGCGTACATTCTTTTCCGCATTGTTTTTCAGCATGGCATACTCACTGCCGGAGAGTTGTGCTATAGTATCTCCAAACACATCTTCTTCCTCCTCAAGCACACGGTTGGTCATACTGTTCGACATCATCTGCTTGCCATTCATAATACTATCGGCAATGGCCCCCTTTGTTTTCAGACGTTGGTAGGCAGTAACGTCCAGACTATCCTCTACACCGAAGCGCAAGATACGTATAGGTTTATTCATATCCTTGTGCAGATTTCCCTGTCGCAAAATACGTCCGTTACGTTGGGTATAGTCCATTGGACGGTTAGGCGCATCCAAATGTATCAGCGTGTGCAAGCGTTCCTGAATGTTCACGCCTGTACCGAGTGTAAAGGTCGAACCGAGAATCACACGCACCTCGCCACGGTTTACCTTTTCAAAGATTTCAAGTTTTTTCTTGACAGTCATTCCCGACCTCATTATCACAATCTCATCTGCAGGAACCCCCTCTGTAATCAGCTTATCCCTGATGTCATCATAAAGGTTGAAGCCACTCTGTTTGTTTTGGTAATTGTCGGCAAAAATGGCAACCGTACCTTTGTAATCGGCTGTTTCTTTCAGCGAGCGCAATGTCTGTCGAACGGCTTCATGAGTCTTACTGTTTACATCATCTTCGGCATCAGACTGTACCAATCGGGCATCCACGGCAGCGGCTTTGGCAATACCGTACATCGTGAGCGGGATGTGGCTGTTCTCTTTCTTCTCCTTTCCGCTCATCTGTTCATAATGTTCAAGTTCGTTCTTTACGAACTTCATGATGCTACGCAATGCGCGTGTCTGTGGCAGATAAAGGTCTTGTGCCTTTCCTCCCTCCATTTCGGGTATTTTGTCCTTTACGCCGCCGGCTTCTTTAGTTAGGACGGTATCGGACACTCCCGACCATATACGCACCAGTTCAGGCAGATTGACATACCCAGCAAAGCGGTTGTTCTCTTTGAACTTTCCACTTGTGGTGAACTCCAGCATCTGCTGAATGTTACCGAAGTTGCGCACAAAGTCATCAAAGTAATAGATACCGTACTCTTTCATCGTATCAGCAGGCATGAGATAGCGCATGAACGTCCAAATCTCTGCGGCGGTGTTGCTGATAGGTGTACCGGTTGCAAAGACTACGTTCCGTCCGTTGTTTTTTTCCAAGATAGCCTGTGTCTTCAGGAACACGCCTTGTGACTTCTTGCTGTATGACGGATCCACACCTTTAACTCCACGCTGCATGGCAGTGGCAAATCCGAGGTGCTTATACTCGTGCGCTTCATCTACAAGTAAAGCATCAATGCCCATATCGTCAAAGTTCTCCACATCGTCAGTTCGGCGGTCAAGCATTTCCATAGCTTTAACCTCTGCGTTCTGCAAAGCTACAGCACGTTTCTTTTCATCATTGGCGGTACGTTTCTTTGAAGCATTGTCTGCAAGTCCGGCAAGCTGCTCCTCCAATAATTCAATTTCCCGTTCAGCCTGTCGGGTAATCATATTTTTTCCGTCCGGGTCTTCTTCTTTCATCTTTTCAAGAATGAGCATCTTCTCCTCAATCTTGTCCTGCACGAAAGTCATTTCCCTTTCCTCGCTGTCGGGGATAAATTCAAAGGTAGACTGCGGAACGACAATCATATCCCAATCGTTGTAGCGTATCTTGGCATAAAAGTTCTTTCTGCCCTCTGCACTGCGGTCTGCTTCTTCAAGTGTCAGTATCTTGGCGTTGGGGTACAGTTCCTTTGCACTTGCAACGAATTGTCCAACGGTAGCATTCTGCACCACAATCATGGGTTTGCGTGCAGTACCCAAACGGCGCATTTCCATTGCTGTAGAAATTAGAGTAAAGGTTTTCCCTGTTCCAACCTCATGGGCAAGCAACAAAGGCTGTTGTGTGCCTCTTATAATGGCTCTGCCTTGATGCGGACGCATCTTAAACTTGTGCGAGGCACCTCCGAAATACTCCGGTACAAACTCATCTGGTATGCTCATAGGCACAAAGTTATTGAACGTGTCATTATAGATACGCTCAATCAATGCCGACATTTCCGGGTCACTCTGCATCTTCTGCCTTGCCCAATCCTTGAAATCTTGACGGATTTCATCAATTTTGGCGGCACAAGCCTGTGTCGCTTCCTTGTCGGTAATGGTTTCGGTAGTGCCGTCATAGTGTTTCTTGGTGGTGGAAACGGTGATGCTTCTGTTCTGAATGGCAGCTTCAATGAGAGTATGCCCCATAATGGTACGGTTAAGCATTTCGCTGGTTACCCCCATTGCACGGTTCTTCTCATAATCAGTGAAGTATGGTTCTTTCATAAACCAAGTACCGCCCACAGCTGTAAACCGTACGTCAACCTCCGTGCGTTCCTTTACAAAACCCTCATACAGTTTCGGGTCAATCCAAGAACTTCCGAGGGTAAAGTCAATCAAATGTGCGGGGATTTCCATAGGCATGACCTCCTGCAATGCCTTGATGTTGCGGTCAAATTGCCCATTCTCGTTATTTACCTCTGCTTGACGCAGTTTTTCACGAATATTTCCGCTCAAGTAGTGATACGATGCTTCCATCTGTCGGGTTACAGGGTTCTCGAAACCGTAACCGCTCTCGATGATTTCTTTCTTCACATCCTCGATACCTGTGCCAAGTTGTTCGGCGATGTACGGTATATCTACACGACCGAATTTAAAGATACTTGCAATGATACCGTCCTTGACATTGGCAGGAGTGGGTTCTTTCTCTTTTTCAACAACACGTTTGCTGAATACATCGGTCTTGTCAAATTTCTGTATCTGGTTTCCTTTTTCATCTGCCGTTTCTTCAAACTTTTCAAGAGCGTATACATTGGCATAGTCCACATCATTTCGGAGAAACGCAATGGCGGTGTTCTTGTTGAAGTGTCCGTATGTGCCGACAAAATCATCGTATACTTTGTTGAGTTTGTCAAGCAACGGTTTAAGTCCCTCATCGCTTTCATTCGCAGTCTGATAGGAAAGGACTTCCGCAAGAGCTTCCTTGATAGCGGTGTATGCCTCAAAGCATTCCACTTTCGTATGCCCCTTTACCTTGTTGGCATTCACTTCGAGAGGTTGTGCGCTTGCAGTTGAGTTGATGTATAGTTTTCCGTCTTTGACAAACACTTCGCCAAGCTTCTTGCCGGGCATTACATCGGTGGCAAGCTCGGTATTGCGCTCACCAAATTCCTCTGCACGGAATGAGCGGACAAATTCAGCCAACATTTCTTCCTGTTTCTTATTCTGTTTAGGATATAAGCCTTTGCTGGTCGGGCGGAAAGTATCGCCTTTCTCAAATGCAAAGTGCATTTCACCTGCCATGTTTTCGGGGTGTTCAATGAAATAGCGGTTGTAGCCCATTGAAAGCTGCTTAATGACTGGTATCTCCTTGCCTTTAACCTTGCGTGTTTCCCCAGTATCGTACTCTGCCATACGCTCTCCGCTCACATCACTTACATCAATGGCATGGACAGACTTCTGCCCGTTCACACGCTTGCGGATAACAACGATGTCAGAGGTTACTCCGGTGCCGCCGAAAGTCTTGTTGTGCATGCGGAAAGCACCCACGAAGTCTGCACCTCCCTCGCCCACAATCCAGTCACGGAGTTTCTTACTGTTGTCAAGCGTACCATTGGACGTGATGAAGATACCCAAACCGCCCTCACGCAGTTTGCGCACATTCTTTGCTATACAGAAATCGTGTATGTTGTGGAATTTCTTCGACAGGTCTTTGTCGCCCGTGGTGTCATTCACACGGAGTCCGGTAACGAACGGAACATTAGTAATAGCCAAGTCCACACTTCCATTAGGAATACGTGTCTGCTCAAAACCCTGTATCTCTACTTTGGCATCAGGATAAAGGAGTGAGAGAATACCACCCGAAGTCCCGTCAATCTCAATAGCATGGATGTCGCTGTGCTCGCTGATATTTGTAGGCATCTGCCCCAAAATGTTTCCGATACCTGCAGAACCTTCAAGAATGTAACCACCCTTGAAACCCATTTGTGTAACAATATCCCAAAGAGTATCTACAACATAAGCAGGGGTATAATATGCACTATTAGCACTCATTACAGCTTCTTGATAGGCTTCTGTGCCCATCAACTGCTGTAGACGTGTCGAATATGTATTATCACTAAATACTTTACCTAAACCACCCCAGCCGCTAAACTTGCGAAGTACTGCCATTTGTTTAGGAGTAGCAAGCTCTCCACTCTCAATAAGTTGCTGTGCCAACTCTATAGCTTTAATATTGGCCTCTATGCGTGCATCTACCGAAGTTGGAGCATAGTTCGTCCCCCGGTCTGAATGATTATTGCGAGTATTTTTCGGTTCATCTATGGCATCATCGGAAAGTCGTGTTCCTCGCCCCCGTTGTATTTCGCCTGTTCCTTCCTGTACTCTACGATTTCCTCGTCCGTCATCCCTGCCTCTTTGTAAATCTCCGTCCACTCTTCCTCGCTCCATGTGTACGGTGCTTCTAGCGTTTCCGCTTTGTGGCGGTAGCATGCTGCGTCTATCCGTTCCTCCAGCTCCATTTTCGCTATTGACTTCTCGCTGTGTCCCTGTAATCTTAGTACTTTCTTGGTGTATTCGTCCATCTTCGTTGTTGGTTTCGTTATTATCAAACAAACTGCCAAACAAACCAAGCTCGTTTGACTGCTGTAAATTTACAGTTTTTTTCTCACTCTTCTTGCGCGTTGAACGAGTTTTCTTTATACGTTCCTGTGCAACTTCAACCTCCCCCGCCACTTCCGCCTCTTTCGTTACAGTTTCAGCGGTGGCGAGTGCATCAATGCCGGACTTGTCAAAGTTGGCCACGTCGAACTTCTGCACCTCATTGTAAGAGGTCATGTCAGTATTAAATCCGTTTTCTAACACCTCAGGCAAATCTCTCGCACCATTGTAAAATGCTTTAAGGTACGGACGTATGGAATCACCCAAGTCTGCAATCATAGCCTTTGCATATTCTGCAAACTTCCGTGAGCCTTTCTCTAAATGGTAAACAGCCATTTCTGTGCCAATAGCAAGTATTTCAGGGTCAATACCAATATTCATTTGACCGAGTAACTTCTTACGCATACGCTCACGAAGTTCCGCATAACGCTCATCAGTAACAAGACGGTTACCACTCGCTTCAGTCTTTTTCTGTAAATTGTCTTGTTGCTGCTTACTCCTCATATCGTTGATAAGAGTTCGAGCTTCATTAGCAAACTTGTCTGCACTATCTTTGGTCAGGAAAATAATATTTCCTTCATGATAAACGTCTCCACCACGCTTCTCTCCTAAATCCATCACAGCCTGCTTTTCCGCGTCAATCATCTTCATCAAAGTACGAACAGAATATCTGTTATCCATTTCCTTATCAACAACGAAATCTGTCCTTCTGTCATGAATTTCATCCTTTGCCTTGCGATCAAGTTCTCGGGTCTTAATTTTATTTTCAAGCAAAACTCCAACTGCATCCAAAACTTCTTGCATGCCATTCTGCGGATTGCGAAGAATGCCTAACATTTCCTCCGGGCTGTTGGTTGTCTGACGAAAACGTGCATCACCAATAGGTATAGGACCACTCACATCTTCACGAGTCAAAGTCGTATATCCGGTTTCCTTATCAACAAAAACAGAGTATTGCCATACAGGGGTGTAATCCTGTTTTTCATCCTTTGCTGGTGCTTTGGGTTCAGTAAACAGCACATCACCATCATTTAAAGCCTGTATATCCAACATTGATATGGGAGGTTGGCCTTGTGCATCTACTGCGTATTCTGCTAATCGTTTGGCATCTTCTTCGCTACGCATCATAAAGCCGTGTTTTTCCCTATCCCACCAACCTTTCATTTCTTTGGCGAACATACTTACATGCTTTTGAACTTCCTTGCGCAATTCCGATTGGAACTCAACAAGTTGCATATCTAACACCTTACCTCGCTTGGTGATGTACTGCGCCGGAGTAATGGTGTACGGAGCATCAGTCGGTGCAGTCGCTTCTTCACTGGAAGCGTCTTGTTCCAACTTGCGTTGTTCGGTAAAAAGGTCGTTAATTTCAGAAATAATACGAGCCTCCTCAAAAATGTCGCTACGGTTGTGCGCTGCTTCTTGTTCCTTGTGCAATTCTTCAATACGGAACTTGACTTCTGAAAGTCTGTTGCCTTGCGTGCCGGAACTCTGCCCCTCGATCGTCTTTACAGACTTGTATTCCGAAAAAGCCTTGGTCTTGCGATGGCTGCTCTCTATCCACTTCTCGAACTCCTCCAAGTTAACGCCCGTCAGCACCGTCTTGTGCTTCTTCGCCCAATTTCTGTCATAATTAGCAAAGTAAGCTGCTTCAGCATCGTCAGCCTCATTGAAGCCCAGCATAACCTTGTGTTCGTCAAACGTGCCGTCCTCGTTATATTGGTCAACCACAAACACCTTGCGACCATTCCACCCGTCAATATCATCAGAGAGGAACACGTCTATATGGTCGCCGTCTACACCTTCCGTGCCACGAATATAGCCATAGGTGTTCTGCATGGTCGTTTCCCATTTGTTGCCCTCTGTGTCTATTCCGCTACGAACGGATCCTTTCGGGTTCTCAATGGTGATATTGAATGTACCAACCTGCACATGACCTTTCTTATAATTGCCGGCTTCTTTCTGTTTCTCCGTAGGAGTAGTATCGGTTTCTTTCTCTGCCACTGCAACGGCATTGGCTAAAGACGAAGATGCATCAATATAATTAACAACATCCAATAAATCTCCGAATGTTTGACCGTCATACTCATAAGTACTACCTGTATAATTACCTTTCGTATCGGGTGCATCAACTTTTATAACTTTATGAGTACCATCAACAATAATTGTCTGTTTATAAGTATCGCCATACTTTCCGCTTTCAACCCAATCATCTTCTTGAACTTCAATGCGTCTTGCTATTTTTGCACTAAGTTGATTGTCAGTATCATCAGAAGATAACATTTCTTCTTGTGATAAAGAAGGTTCTATTTCGCTTTGTTCACCAATGCTTTCAGTTCTTCCTGTATCATCGGTTGTCCCATTTCCGTCCTCAACTCGTTCTCTTGGCGCAAGAGCTCCATTGCTTCCTTGCTGCCCTCGTTGGCTTGTTGCAGTATCGCCAACCAATACATTGCTTCGCTGTTGTCCATTGTAATCTAAATTTAATGCTTCTTTAATAGCCTGTACGAGCGTCCGAGGGGTATTGTCCGGCTGTTCGAACAGAGTTTCTTCCTGTGTACCTTGTATAAGGTCATAAATCTTGCCGAATGTGTTTTGAATGAAGCTTTGGCTTTCGCCTTTATACATTGCGGCCAAATGCAAGACAAAGTTACTGAAATTATCAGCAGGGAGATAACTTTCCCCTGTAACATCATCCATTTGATACTGGCGTTTCCAGTTTTCTACAGCAATACGTGCTTCCTTGAAATTCTTTGCCTCTGCAAACATTTTATCTTGGGACAAAGCATAGTAAGCACGAACGGAATTCTGTATCTCATCTACCATTCGTTCACTGTTCGGACTGTCATAATCACGGAAAGCAGTGGCAAGAATAGCCTTTTGTGCTTTTACCGGCAATACGTTGAACATTTCCTCCAACCGTGTGCTGCCGTCCTTGAAGATGCTTTGATACATGATACCACGCAAATCATTCTTGGATTCAGGAGTTAGGTTGCCCTTGCTGTCAAACGCACTCTTGTATTGTGTGTGACTGATGAAACCTCTTTGACTCATCCATTTCAGAACATTTACACCATTGGCATCCACAAGTCCGGCAAACGACATTTCATCATCCGAAGTCCTAAGCAACAGGTTGGCAAACGAACGCATTTCGGTTCCCATGCGCTGCAAGGTGTTTTTAGGTTTGATACGTTCAACACCTCCACTTTCTGTGTCTTGTGCAACAAACTGACCAAGATTGAGGGCTTCTGTATCGTCCACATGCAGCATATTTACCAACACCGGGCTTTGTATGGGCGCAATGTCCTCGGCACGCAGTCCAAACTCTTCCGCATGGTCTTTCAGGTATTGTCTATATGCTTCGGCCTGTTCCGAATGACTTTCCCACATCAGGCGCAAGGCATCACTACGGTTGTTTCCCTGTATTACTTCACCACGTTCGTTTACGGTCGGCGCACCGGTGTAAGCGGTAATACTTGATGTGATTTCTTCCGGACGAATGTTCTCGGCGATTTTCCGTGCAGACAATACGCTTGCTTCGTCATTGCGTTCCTTTGGTTGCGCTTCATCAATAAAATGCAGAGGATTGCGCACACCTTGTATATGACTCGGTTGCAACAATGACGCATCAATCACGGTCACATTGCCAGGAACCACTACATCATTGCTGAATTTCACGTTCACCTCTTTACCTTGTACAGCCTGTAATGGTCCTTGTCTGTCAACCTTATGGCCGTTTACACGTCTATATCCTCTTGCACGGGCATCTTTGGGAACATCTTCCACTATATCGGGAACTCCGTTAAGTGCTTCACGTTCCTTGCGTTCTGCTTCCTCACGCTCTGCACGCAATTTTTCTTCTTCCGCCTTGCGCAATGCGGTAGCTTCATCGGCAATACGTCTGCGCTCTGCATCTGCTTCCATTTTTCTGCGGTTGGCAGTGCCGGCTATCTTTTGCCAAATGGACAATTCCTGTTTGGCTGCATCAATCGCCGCCTTGCGTTCTTTCTCTGCTACAATCTTCTCTGCAATAGTGTTTCCACCGGCAGATTTCGTTTTCTCGATTTTCTTCAATGCTGCTTCTTTGTCCGCAACCATTCCGTTAGCCACGGACTGGGCCATAGCTTCGTCTCCCTCTGTCTGCTCAACAATGGCATCCCAAGCAAGGTCGGGAGTTTCCGCCTGCTCATAGATAGGATTACCTTGTTCATCTTTGGGGATTCGTTCTAATGCAGACACTTGCAACTGCTGTTCCTCCAGAGAACTTGCTGCCACTTCCGAATTATCATTCACACTTGAATTGGCAATCTCAACAGGTTGCCCATTGTGTTCTATCAGCATGGAATCAAGCTCTTCACGGGTAAACATATTCACACGCTTACCATTCAAGGCATCTTCCGTATAAACTTCATATAGTCCATCGGCATCCACATCGGCGGTGATGTTACCACGAATACCTATACCATTTTCATCACGGAGCGTCACAAGGTCATTCATTGCATATTGCGGTCGGTCTGCTTCCTGCTCTTCCTGCTGCAAAGCAAAGTTTTCTTCAGCTCTCTGTTGCTCAAACTCTGCGATTCGTGCAATGTTAGATGCGTCCACAAACTGTTGGATAGCCTCTTTTGCTATAGGGAATACATTTGTTCCGTCTGTCACATTGATAGTTCCGTCGCCATTGTCTATGATTCCGTTCTCATCTGAAACTATTGTGACCTGTATTTGCGAACCGCCTTCACCGGCAATGGTATAGGTTTCGCCCGGATTGAATGTGACAACACCATCAATCTTATCCGCAGCTTCACGTGCAAATTGTTCTCTGATAGATTGTGCAACCAACTCCTTCTGCTCGTATGGGTCTTGTACATCATCAATAGACAATATAGCATCGGGAGATACTTGTTCAAGCCCACCTGTGTCCGCATCACGAACAATGATGCTATTGTCAGAATCAGTCACACTTACACCGCTACCATCTGCATATGGTACAAGAGTCCCACTAAGAACATACACCTTGCGTTCATCCTGCTTCATGGTTGCCCCCTGTATCATACCTGTCTTGCGGTTCACACGTGCATCTATCATCGAATTGCTCTGTTCCACCCGCCCGTCTATATCATCACGTACACGTTGAATCATGCCATTGTAAACCTGCTTGGCATTGATATAGTCGATAACAGAAGACTTATCCTCATCACTCCATTGCTCATTCCCGTTCACAAACTCCAATGCGGCAATCGGATTCTCTTCAATCATCGCAAACATATTCTCATCTGCAAGGTCTGCCACTTGTGTTCGATGGTATTCGTACAGGTTCTTCGCATCGTTCATTTCCTGCGAGGAAGTGACGTTGTATCCGTCAAGATAACTGTCATTTGCCTGTTGTTCGCTTTCACTTTGAACACCGCCACGGGACCGGGCCATAGAAGCAAGATTGAATCCACGCAAATTCAACGAACGTTCCATATAATTCAGTACGGCTGCTTTCTCATCAGCGGTAAAATCTTTATCACCGGCAACAAGTTCCGCAACTTCACCGATATTCTCATTGGTAGTAAGGTCAAGTGTTGCCTTCAACGGCTCCCATACTTCTTTACCAAGTAATTCATTCACTTTTGCATCTGCTTTGTTCACGCCATGCTTCATGGATGCATAATTTGCGGCAGACAAGGTATGTTTTCCTGCCCCCATCAACCCCATAGAGAGTGCCATTCCACCCCAAATATCACCGTGAAATTGTCCAGTTGCAAATAAGTTAGTACGTGTGCCGTCCGGATTCTGCTGATAAGCATCATCAAGACTAAGCATTGTGCGCCACAATTGACCGTAGTATTCTTCAGATACTTCACCAACATAATCACTGACACCCATTTTATTGAACATCTGATGAGTTTGTCCCATTATGCTATTCAATGCACCGGCATCTGCCTTTGAGAGTACACCTCCCAATCGCTTTGCCCCTAGAACATTAGCGAGTTTACTCATATTACCAAGTGTAAAAATAGGATCAAGGTGCGCACCGAACATTTCCGAATAATTCTCAATGATAGCATTGGCTTCACCTTGCCATATTGCACTTCCCCAGGTCTTATCATTGGAGAAATCATAGTTACCGTTTTCATCAACAACCACGTCACCTAGCTTCCGGTCAATGATGTCAGAGACCGTTTTTCCTGCCTGTATGGTGTTTGTCATCGCCGGAGCACGTACAAGCAAATCATCTGCGGTTGTCCCAAGTGCTTTGATAGTCCAATCTGCTGCGTACTGTCCTAACCCTCTGACACCATTCTCTTTAACATAGGATTTAAATCCCTGTTGAGCCATTTTTTCAGCCGTTTCTTTACCTATGACCTTTGCGGCGACTTTAGTGCTTCCTTTTGAGAATGTAGACAAACCATTGAATCCGCCACCAGTCAAAATGAAATCCAACATAAATGAAGGCATATATCCAGTCATGACACCGGCTCTGTTCCAAAAGTCGGCATTTCCACCGTATCTTTCCTCTGCCTGTTGTTTCTCATGGATTGCACCCATCATCATATCATGGGATTCACGCTCGCCCTCTGTGGCATTATCACCTTTGAGTTTGTCGGCATTCATCATGGTCATGGCATCCGCCATATCACCCATACCGAAATCCCACGTGCGTACATCACCCATAGTACGACCAAAACCACGCCAAAAGCCTACATCAACCCCATTTTCACGGTCTTTCTGTTCTTCAAGGTTCTTGATGAGCTCTTCTGTTTCTCTAATGGCTACTCTCAATGCGCTGTTTTCCTTGTCTGATTGCTGGCGCGGTGTGTAAGTGGCTGCTCCCAATATGGCAGCGAGCGGCGCTTTGTTCTTTTCCGTTTCTTCTACCCATTCCTTATGCACTTCGGAGGCTCTTTCCGCTTGCTTAGCTTTTAACTCCTGCAAACGGAGATTAGCCTTGCGTAACTGTCCGCCGATTGACATATCGGCAGCTTGTCGGTACCGGAAACTCTCGATGTCAGCAAGAGGTTTACTAGTAGTCTTGTTACCAAGTGGAGTAATATATGTTTTTTCCAGTTTCCCATTTTCAGGATTAAACTGCATTTTACCCTCTTTAGTTTGCAATCCGGGATTCAACCCGTATTCTTGTATATTATCTACACGTTCATTTGCGTCTTGTATCTGTGTTTCCACATTCTGCATCATACGGTTTGTACTAGCAATCATCTCTGCTTTTTCTTGTTCGGTAGGTTGCCACGCCTGTTCTGTTTGTACAGCAGGCTCCGGTGCAGGTGTTTGAATCTTTCCGAAACCTATATTATTCTCAAACTCTTCAAACGGTTCCATCTCATAACCTTCTTTCACTAGAGCATCATAAGCTGCCTTGCGTTTTGTAGAATCCGATAAGTTCTTGCGGAAATCTTCTTCACTCTCCATATCGTAACCATCAGAAACAAACGTGTCGTATAGTTTCTTTATTTTATCCTCATTTTCAGGCATAATGTTTCATTTATGATGTTGGACTTTTCTTTTTATTACTACTGTTATCTCCGGCTGTTGGACTTTTCTTCTTATTCGATGCCGTTTCAACTTCACCGGCAAGTTGGCTGATAGGTTTTGGAGTAGAGACATTCTTTTCTTTTGCCCCCATTACATCATTTTCTGTGGTTTTCACATATTGGTGAGTCTTAATACCTAACCGTTTAGCCTCACGCTGCACCGCTCTCTCATAATCTTCTTTCGTATCATAGTAAGTGGTCTTACCATCAATAGTAAGTGTCATCCTTTTCTTATTGCCGCCACTACCACCACGGTTATAATACCCAGCTCTAGCATTGGATGCGGAAGCAGAAGCTTTTGAAGCGCCCGCTTTAGCCTTTTCAGTTTCAAGTCTAGCCTTTGCAAGATCATCAGCATATTCGGCCTCCACTCTTTTACGTTCTGCATCAGCTTCGGCTGCTGATATTTTATTGTTTTGGAGCTTAACGTTGAGGTCAAATATCTGGTTATCTCGTTTTTCCTTTGCGTCCGCAATGGCATCGGCTCTTTTCTCGCGTGCTAACTGATGTCTCCAATTACGATCATCTCTCGCTTTGACATCATCAGCCTGCATAGCACCGAACAGGCCGCTCAAATAAGCTCGGGCATTCTCATTACGCTCTTTCATTAATCGATCATACCTAACCTGTAGCCTTTCCGAAGCTGTGTTTTTTCCACTATACATATTCGGTGCACCCTGTGTTGTAAAGTACAGATTGGAGAGAGCAGATATGCCATCACCAATTGCAGCAAAAATTTGGTCACGTTTCTGCTTTTTCTTCTCTTTAGCAAGTTCTTCGTCGGTCGGTGGAGTATAAGGATTAAGTTTCTTGAACAGTTCAGCATATGAAAGGGCACCACCGTCCGAGCCTTCTTGCTTGGTCGGAGGTGGCGGTGTAGTAGTTGTGTCAGGTTTAGGTGCGGTAACAACAGGAGCCGTAGCCGCTTTTTGTTCCGCCCATTCCTGTGTACCCTTTACAGGTGGAGGTGCAAAAGAACCGTCTTGTTGCTGTTCATGCCATCCTTTAGAACCTTTCGGAGAAGGTGTGCCACCTCCATTTAATATATCATCATATGTTGCCATTAGTTACCTCCACATTAAAATGGCATTTTGCTTGCCGCACTCGTTACTCCTTGTACGGCTCCGGCTATCGCTTCTGCCTTACCTTTTTCTAACTGATTGAGTTGCTCAACAAAAGCATTGTCATTCTGCATATAGGTGGCCTCGATGTTGTCTTTGCGCGCATCCGCCTGTGCTGCAATCTGTGATGTTGCATCAGCAAGAGCCTTGCTATTCGCTTCTTTTGTAGCTGCTACACTTTCATCAGTACCGCCCATTACAGCCTGTATACCAGCTGCCTGCTTATTACGGTTCTTGATACTCTCTTCCGTCTGCGTGAGAATACGTTGCGCATCGGCTCGTTGCGTATAATCCTCATTGTACCTGCGATCATACCAATTTTGGTTCTTCTGTCGTTGCGCCTCAACGTTTCTTTGAATTTTCTTCATTGCTTTCGATGCAGAGATACCACCAAAGATACTACCTGCTGCCCCTATAGCACTTCCAATCAATCCCATAAGACTTCTGTTTTAATTATTAAAAGTTATACCTCGAGTGCGAAAGTAAGCCCTTATATTCGCAACATCATTTTATCTTTTTACACTAATAATCATTATGATATGGCAAAAGGGAAAAAGACAGGAGGACGACAAAAAGGAACACCTAACAAAATAACAGCATTGGCCAAAGGCATGATTGAAAAATGGCTTGAAACTCACAATACGATACCTAAAGGGGATATGGCACCGCTAATAATGCAAGACTTTTTAGAACTTGATCCTAAAGACCGAGTGAAGGTTTCTATGGAGTTCATTAAAATAATTATGCCGAGAAACATCAGCATTGATGATAACGAAATTCACCTTACCATTGAAGATAAGCTGGTCGAACTTGCTGGGGATGAAGAGGAAGAATAGTCTATTTCTCTCTACTTTAGACATAAAAAAGCTCCTCTGGAGAAGAATTATAATACAGTTTTGCTTGAAAGCGATGTCCGAAAGGATGTCGCTTTTCTTTATAAAAACAAAAACCTACAAAGAAAAAGTTCCTTGTAGGTTCGAAAAAATCAGAAGCCCTTTCCTTTCTGCCGCTGATATACTACCGTCTGATTCTTATCAAGATTGACAATTTTAAACATCACCATAGAACGGTTAGGAATATCTTTGGGTAACATTGTTACAAGTCGTGCTATAACATCGTCCACATTGTTGAATCCTACATCAGTCAACTCTGCAACTTTCTGCCCATTGTGGTAAGCCGCCCCATTTACCATATATCGGAATGATAATCTAAAATGCGTATCTTCCTGCTTCTGCTCGCGAACAGATGTCTTACCGGAGAAGAAAATGAAATCAACCACTTTCTCGTTTAATTCCCAAGCAGGTGAATAATCTATCTTTATATAGCCCCGTGTTACCTTATGTCCAGCAGCATGATTCATCGCAAATGCAACTTCATCAATTGAAGCTCTCACGTCATTCTGTGCCACAGTACCCCACGTGTGCCGGAATGTATAGACCGAATACCGTTCTTCTTTGGCCATTCCCATGGCCTCACATATTTGCCTAATTCCACTGTTAACATTGGAACCAAAACTGTCAGATGTTGTCATACGCTGATAAAAATTGAACAGACGATCGTCATCCTCCTTCGTATTGAGATATTTATCGAAGAGCGGTTGAATAATTGCCGGCACGCGCATTTCCATATATGCACCGTCGGCACGAAACTTCTTTGTCTTGGCACGCTGATAGTGAATGATGCCGTTCCGATAATCCTGCTTTTTCAAATTGTATAGATCAACTGTATTGATTCCTGCCAAACAAAGCACCATCATGGCTATATCACGTCCAAACTCCGTCTGTGGATATTTCATCTTACTTTCCGGCAGAGGAAATGAAAAGAATTCCCGACACGCTTCGGGTGTAATGGCTAGTTTTTCTGCACGATCTGCCGAAGGAATCTCCACTTTCACCCATGGATTAGTCTTTATACGAATAATCCCATTATCATAGTCGTTATACTCCAAAATAGCAGCTTTAAATACTTGTCGCATACAGATAGGATACATCTCCTTAGCTCGGTGTGTCTGTTCAAGCGACTTAATCCACCTATTCATCAAGTGCGATGTAAGGTGTGAGAACATTATCTGCGTTGTTCCTAAAAAACGCTCCAGATGTTGCAATGCCAGCTGATAGTTTTTAGCATTACGTTGTTGACCGTTGTCAATCATTCGGTTGATATGCTTTCGTGCATAATCTGAAAAACAAACGTCATCATTCCCACTTGCAAGAAACTCGACTACTTCCTTGACTGTCCAATGCTCGATATTTTTGCTATTAAGTCTCTCCGTATACTCCAATATTCTCTGCGAACAGAATTGCAAAACATACGGGTCTTTAATCTCATTAGTTTTGGTGAGTTCCTTCTTCGTCACCATCTTGTCTGTCTTAATGAACGCAGAGCTTCGATGATGAGTCACCCGGATATACACCGGATAAAATCCGTCAGCCCGTGCCGTTCTCACTACTGCTTTCAATGTTGCCATTTTATATTCGTTTTATAATTAAACATTCTGTTTGGGCGTACTATGTTCCAAAGCGATTGTTCCGTGTTCCAATGTGATTGAGGCAAAACACCCGTAACTTATTGACTATACGGAAAAAGCATTTGTACAACACTTGTACAACACTGTTGTCAAAACTGCATAACTATTGTACAACATTTGCGTTTATTCTACTCATTTTTTGTGCAAAATGCACGTACATTTTTAAAACACAATAGGCGGTAAGCCTTTGTAAATGAAAAGCATACCGCCTAATTAACTGAATATCAGCTATACCGCCT